AAGGGAGCGCCCACTCCCTAATTATCCTCTAATTAAGGTTGTACTAATTGGTGTATAACCCTAACCCTGGAGGCGACCATGATCGCTGAATACGCTCTGGACAATCTGCTTGTTCGCCAGAAGGACCGCATTCTGGACCTCTGCAACGCGGAGAAGTACGAGGAGGCGCTGACGCTGCTCGACTTCGCGGAAGAGATGTGGGCGGAATGCTCTTACGCTTACAAGACGCGAGAGATACGCGACCGCATCCGCCGCGCTCTGAATGAGAACATCTGGAACGCGGAACACTGGAAACAGAAAGAGAAGTTGCAAAAGCTGCTCGCAACGGTGCCGCACTAAGGGGAAGGCAGGGGACCGCAAACCCTGCCAATCTTCCTCTAATTAAGGTTGTACTAATTGAGGTATAACCCTAACACTGGAGAAGTGCCATGATGATTCACCTCTACGGCGAGAAGCTGACCGATGGAAAGACCGTCACCCTCGACCATGCGGTGCAGGAATTCACCGTCGTCATCCGCAGCATGGCGGGCGTTCACCCGCAAACCCTGAAAGACCTCATTCAGCGCAAGTACGAGGTCGTCAGCATCAAGACGGGCGAAAGCAAAGAGTACGTCAAGTAAGGGGTGGGCAGGGGACCGCAAACCCTGCCAATCTTCCTCTAATTAAGGTTGTACTAGACCTACAAAGGGGAAACAATGGATGACGCATTCGCGGTTGTTCGGCATCATTTTCAAGACGGTGCTATCACCGTTGTCAAGGTCGTTTGGACCAAAGAACGGGCCGACGAAGAGGTAAAGCGCCTGGACGATGCGAGACGGGACGGCACAATCCGCCACTTTTGGCACTATACCAAAGTTGAACCACGCTAAGGGAGCGCCCAATCTTCCTCTAATTAAGGTTGTACTAATTGTGGTATAACCCTAACACTGGAGGCGACCATGAAGGTTTGCGAGAAATGCGGCTGCGAGATTGCCACGGCTGACGGCGACAACCTCTGCCGCGATTGCGACGAAGGCAAGCGCAAGCGGGACAAGCGGAATGCGTCACGCAAGGCACGCGAAGATGCGCTCCGCTCCGCTGGTCTGGTCAAGGTGCGCGGAGCGCTGGGAGGGACGTATTGGGAATAAGGGACAGGGAGCGCCCACTCCCTAATGATCCCTTAATCAAGGTTGTACTAATTGGGTTGTAACGAACATCACCCCTTTCTGGAGTAACGCGATGAAGCTGCTCAACGTCACGGTGGTCCTGCTGTCCCGCATCGAGAACGGTCTGAAGGTGTCCCGCATCGTGGACAATCCCACGGTGCCGTCCGACAAGGGCAAGCCCGTCATCGGCCCGCTGATGCGTCGGCTCTTGTCCGTCAAGGAGGTCGTCGCCAAGACGGGCTTGAGCAAGAACAAGGCGCAGGAGGCGCGGAAGATGAACCCCATTTCCTACCTGGCCGACTTCGAGGGGCAGTCGCCGCTCGACACGCTCCTCGCGGTCAAGGCCGCGTAAACAATAGGGCAGGGGGAAACCCCTGCCTTTTTTTGTTATCATCCTGTAATTAAGGTTGTACTAATTTGTGTGTAGCCAACATCACCCCTTACGGAGAACTGCGATGCGAACCTACATCTCTCGCCAGTTGGCCCGCGTCCTTGCTGACGACTTCACCTATTCCCATGCCAAGCGGGGGAAGCTGATGCTGGTCTGGCGCGGCGGCGAATTGTTCTGGCTTGGCCACGTCATCCCGCACGGGTTCTATCTGGTCCCGTTCAACCACGCCAAGAGCCAGAGCGAACAACTCAAAGACATGGTAGCATAACGTTAGGGGTGGGCAGGGGAACGCAAACCCTGCCTTTTTATCCTCTAATTAAGGTTGTACTAAATGAAGTGTAACGATAACCCTAACTGGAGGCTGTCATGCTGCAAGGGACTCTCTCGACTCGGCGCTCTGCCACTGCCACGCTCGACTTGACGATGGAACAGCGCTTGATGCGTTGTGCCACGCCGATGACCAAGTTCACCCTGTTCAACGCGCTCACGGCCAGCGGATGCAAGGGCGGCATCAGCATCAATGGCATCCCTTGCATCCTGTCCAGCATTCAGAGAGAAGACGGCAGTGGCTCGTCTTTCAACCTCGTCGTCTACGGCCCCGATAACAAGCCCTACAAGTGCTACTGCCGCACCCAGGACTAAGGGGAAGGGAGCGCCCACTCCCTAATCATCCTCTAATCGAGGTTGTACTGATTGGAGCAAGGAGGGAAGCATGACCATTCTGAACGCAACCGACCGTAGCGGCCAGAGTCTGAGCAAGCAACAGATCGAGGAGGACATGGAGCAATTGCTTGCGGCGCATGAAGCTGCGCTGACCAGCGAACCGACGTGGACGTTCTTCGGCGGCGTCTTGACTGTGAACGGACATGAGTATCAGGTCTGCTAACAGCAAGGGAGCGCCCACTCCCATTACAAGATCATTGCGGTTGTACTAAATAGAGTAAGGAGAACAATCATGCACCAGACAACCGCAATCCGCCGCAATGACAAGGGCTTCACCATCAAGCTCGGCCCTGCGCCCGAACGCGGCAACCTGTTCCGCATCGAGGATCAGATCGGTATGGCCGCTGCTGCTGACAAGCGCAGGGAGCGCCGCCGCATCAAGGCCGCACGCAAGGCCCGCCGCTGGAAAGCGGAGTAACACCGAGGGAGTGCGCCCACTCCCATTACAGGATCATTGCGGTTGTACTAATCCTGGTGTAGCGAACATCACCCCTTTCAAGGAGCATCGCATGAACGCTCTGGTCCAAGTCGGCGTCGGTGAGGTCATCGCGTCCCGCAAGACGACGGGCGGCGCTATCCTGGTGCAGCGGCTTTGCTGCTCTTGCAAGCACGCTTTCTGGAGCGCCTACAACGAACACAAGAGCGCCTGCGCCGATTGCGACCCGCCTGCCAAGCGGCCCGAATCGCGCGGCATCGGTCGCAACCTCGACCGCAAGGTGAGCGACCGCCAGTATCACGGCAAGTACGACGAGTAACTCCAGGGAAGGCAGGGGACCGCAACCCTGCCCTTTCCCATTACAGGATCATTGCGGTTGTACTAATCGGGGTGTAGTGAAGATCACCCCTTACGGAGTACCGCGATGCACACTACCGAATCCATCCGCGTGCTGCTGGCCAACAACCCCAAGGCCGTCTACCGCGCTCTTGTCGTCCTGTACGAGCGCCAGACCGAGGACGAGAAAAGCGACGAAACCACCAAGCACGACAACGGGCGCGGCTTCAATTACAGGGATGCCAAGTTCGGTTCCGACTTGGCGCAGAAGTGCCTCCGACCCGACCCGCGCTATCCTTGCCCGTTGTCTGTCAATCAGCTTGGCGCAGCCCGCCGTATGCTGCACAAGTACGCTGGCCAGCTTGCCCGTATCGCCAACGGGCAGGAAACGGTCGAGGTTTGACCGACACAGCCCACCCGCAAGGGTGGGTTTTTTATTACCAATTTAATATCAGTACAACCTCATTTAATGCCAATTTATAGTGTACAAACTAGCGCCAGCCTGGAATGCGATTAAATCGCTTTTAAGCCCTCCAAACCTAAAACCGACCCGACATAGCCTCGACCCGTTTGCGCTCGTCTCAAGCGATCCTGGCGCGATTACGGGCCATTTTAACCTCGAACCTCGACCGACTTTGCGCCGTCCAGCCGTTCCTCCCTAATGAACCTCTAATCAAGGTTGTACTAATTGGGTTGTAGCGACGATCACCCCTTACTGGAGTCTGACGATGGGAACCCGCCTCTATCCGAACACGACCGACCGCGCCGCCTTGGAAGTCCTGGCTCGCGTCCCCAGCGGCACGCACGACCGCATGACCGAAATGGCCAAGCGGCACGATGCCGAACGCGCTGCGGCGACTGCCTGGAATGAGTATGAGGACGGCTATCGCCAGTGGAAGGAGCGCGATAGCGACGGCCCCATCGGGGACTTGGACGGCTTCCTCACGTTCGGCTGGGGGAAGTTCCGTCCCGTGGACGGGATCGGGGAAGACTGCGCTGGCCATGAGGACGACCTCAGCCGCGCGGCCCGCTTGTTGCAGGCGAACGGGATCGGCGTGGACGTGGCGCTGACGGGAGGACTACACTGGAGTTAAGGGGAAGGGAGCGCCCACTCCCTAATCAGCCTCTAATTGAGGTTGTACTAATTGGGTTGTAACGACGATCACCCCTTACGGAGCCTGACATGTTCGCACTGTACGTTGACAACGGCGCTGGCGAGTTCAGTCGTGCGGTGTTCACGCTGGAGGAGATGCGCAACTACAGTGGGCCGCGCCCCACTTACCTCCGCATTGGCGAGAGCGGCGAGCGCGTGACGTGGGAAACGTTCAAGGCGATCTGCGCGACGTGTCGGCCCGATGACGCCGATGAGGACGACGGCCCCGACTACCGTGGCGACGACTGGCAAGAGGTGGACGAATACTAAGGGGAAGGGAGCGCCCACTCCCTAATTAACCTCTAATTGAGGTTGTACTAAATCAGGTGTAGGACGAGTCACCCCTTACGGAGAACTGCGATGAACGCCACTGCACTGAAGCTGACCGACGCCAAGCCCGCCCGCAAGCCCGCTCGCAAGGCCAAGCCCGTCGCTGTGAAGGGCGATCACTTGACGGCTTACGCCAACGCTGGCGTTGTCATCATGGCGATCTTGTCGGCGCTGCTGAACGGCTACGCCAACGCGCAGCACGCGGAAATCGGTTGGGCGGGTTGGGGCATGGGCCTCATCGTCCCCGTCATCATCCTCGTGTTGGGCAAGGTGGCCAGTCTGCTTTACAAGCGCGGCCAGCGCAGGGCAGCAATCCTCACGGCTTGCGTTGGCGTTGGCCTGCTGGCGCTATCGGTTTGGCACTGTTCCTTGTCCATCGCTGCACTGACGGGAAGCCCGTTGCTACTGGCGCTGCCGATGGCAGTAGCAATCGACTGCGGTTTTGTCTGCTGCGAAGTCGCCGCCTTACTCGACTAAGGCGAGACGGGCAGGGGACCGCAACCCTGCCCTTTCTCTAATGAACCTCTAATTGAGGTTGTACTAATTACAGTGTAGCGACGATCACCCCTTTCTGGAGACGAACGATGAACAGCACTGGTTACAACCCGCCCCTGTCGGCCCGCGACGAAATGATCCGCGACACCCGCGCGGCCCTCAAGATGCTCAAGATGCTCCGCGACTTCGGCGTGGACCTCCACGAAAAGAAGATCATGGCGATCAAGCACCTCCGCACGCAGACGGGCATCGGCCTCCGCGAAGCGAAGGAAGCCGTCGAATTCGGCATGGAGTTGCTGGACGCCGCGTAACAACGTTAGGGGTAAGGGCAGGGGACCGCAACCCTGCCCTTTTTACTAATGAACCTCTAATTGCGGTTGTACTGAATGGGGTAGGAGGATACCCCTATGAAGAAGTCAAGCTGCATCGTGGACGGGAGCAAGCGGGCACGCCGCTTCAAGACGCAAGCACGCCTTGCGTGGTATGGCAAGTGGCGCAGCCTACGCTGGTGCAAGCGTATGGCAACGTGCTAACGTGGGGGCATCGCCCATGCCCATTGAATTGCTATTGAGGTTGTACTAACATAATTAAGAAAGGAGAAATTAATTTCATTTTCTGTTTAAAAAAGTAACATAGGGGAGCCTACCGTGGACGCAATACCAGTTAGTTCTTTTAAAGAATCAATTTCAAAATTCCACGCCAGGGATTTTTCAATTTCCACACACATATCTAAAAAAACTAATTTTTCCATTTTCCAAAAATCGCCGCCGCCAATTTTTTATTATACACCAAGACATTATATATTTAATGGAAAAGTTTAATAAGTTTATAACAAGAAAAGATGAAGTATTAGGCCAGCAACAGCCTGGTCAGATAGGTCCAGATATTCAGCAATTTGGGCAGGCTCAGAGTGGGCTTATGCGTGCGGCAAGTCAAATTCAAAATCCGCAATTAAAAGGGGAGTTAATGAATGTAGCACAAACCATGAATAGGCAAGTAATAGCGTTATTTCAAAAACACGGAATGATGGGGCAATAATATGAACTTTAGATTATGGTTAGAATCTCAACTTCAATTGCCGTCTATTCCACCAGATATGATTCGTTTAACACACTTCACATCTGAAAATATAGCTAAAAGGTTTTTACAAGGGCAACCGTTCTTATATAAAGCTTTGGATTCGACTACTGATTCTTTCTCTAATAATAATGATATTACTAATCTGGTTCAATCAGGGAATACGGGGCCATTTAATCGCTCTCATTTTGGCGATCATGTTCTCTTGATTGACATGCCGTATGACCATCATCGTAAACACCGCGCCAACGCCCCACAAAACTTTGTCCCTAATACTCAAATCGTCGGCGTTATCGACCGTAATAATATGGTTTTTATACCAAATCGTCGTTACAATCCAAACGCGGCGAAAGTACCGCGTGTTAGAAATATAGATGAGCCAAGACCAGCAGTAATTAGTAGACCAGTAGATCAGCCGACACCATCACTATCCAAAGAAATAGAAATATGGTAACTTGTTTTTCTCCTGAAAACCCGTTATCATGAGTTTTTGACCAATTTCACAGGGTTCAACTGATGTACGACATTAAATCACTTGCTTACGGCTTCACGACTGAGCAGGCGCATGTTTTATCTTTGCCGCTCAAGTTCCCTATTTGTATATTTGACAGGGAGGCGACGTTTTACGAAAACTATTATCAGAAGATTGATTTCTGGTGGTATATTGGTAGAACGCTGGCGTCAACGGATGTAAAGATAGACAGGAATGTTAATCGTTATGATGACGAGAGTAGTGATGTTGTTAGCACTGCTGAGTTTGTTGGTATTTCTGGTCATCCTGGTTCTATACTTGGCAAAGCCGATCATATGGATTTAAGGTACAGAAAGACCAGTTTCAAGAAATTTAAGAAAATCAATTTGGTAAAATTGTGTCATAATTGTCAATTGAATGATCCGCAGGAGCCTATAAAGAAGTATAGTGGCAGGAGTATACCGCCCAATTTATTTTATTACAGGGTGAGTCAGCCTGAAGAGTTGCTTTTTAATTTCTTATGGGAGAAGGCGTTGGAGATACCGCATCACAGTTATGATATTCCAGAAGAATTTATGGCTAAAGAAGAACGGTTTTTAGATTACATCAAAGCTGCGCCTAAGACATTATTTAAGATGAATGATTACAGGTATGATTTGAGTATAATTAAGGAATTATGGAATAAAAATGCATTCTAAACAAACTATTGAAGGTAAGTTTGGTGAGTACAGTTTTGTTACGGCGAGTGTTAAGGTAACAGCATCACCAACAGAGGAAAACACTTTTCATGTTATCATATTTGATGTTGAATGCGATATAAGGAATTTCTTTTTACACACGTTTCCCGTCCCGAAGGGGACGGTGAGTGTTAAGTGGTATATTAAGGTTCCGCCTAAGTGTCCAAATTGTGGTCATGAGTTACACAACATGGGATTGGGTCATTACGAATTAAAGGAATCTGACAGTTACAATTATAAGGGTGTAACGGCAGAAGTGATTCAATCATATGAAGAAAGTATTTTAGAGCTTAAACTTCACTATGAGGTGATGGAATATGTTACCCAAGAGAAAACAATTGGTTAAGATGCTTAATGAGGCTAATATAAGAAACATCAAGGAAGCGGCAGAGAATCGGGTCAGAGTTAAAATAGCGGAGGAAAAGAAGATGAAGGCGGAAGAGGCTAAACTAAAGAAGGATATAGAAGATATTATTAAGCGTATAGAGGAGGATATTTTTTACGCGATTAATAAGGGTAAGAGGGAGACGGAGATTCGATTTGGGGATGGTGTCACAAGGGAGCCAGCGTGGGAAATGGCGGTGGCGCAGTTGGGCAGATTGAATAAAGCTTACAAGTTCAAGATTGATCCTATAAGTGTTCATTGTGATAATTACATGGAAGCGGCGAATGTGGATTATGTAACGGCCAGGGAGTGGTATGAACCTCGATGGGGGTTAAAGATAAAGTGGTAAATTAGAGGGTAGTCATTTCTTTATATTTCCAGGTTACTTCGAGGTGGACAGTGGGATCGGAACTATAGCATAGTTCCCCGAAGTTAACGGAGTGTGGCCAGACGCCAGTGAAGCGGTAACTGTAGGTAGACTTAGGTTGATTTCCTAGATAAAGTTCTCCGAGTTGTAATCTCAATTTAGCGGCCACATCATCGCCGTTTAGTTCACCATTCTTAAAGTATTTGGCACCAAAGTCAAAGAATTCAGCGAAGATGGAGAGTAATTCTCTTTCTTCGAGTGCGATGTTTGAGCCATCTTCATAGACTGTCAGGCCATCGAAGGTAAAGGTGGTAATGATTTCGTGTTTATTGGATATTTCCCAGCCATCTTGGACGGTGACTGGACCTTGGAAGTGGTGGTTGGGGAATTGGACTAATATGTTATAGGTTTTCATATATTTAAGGTAGCGTGGTTAAATAGTTTTATGGGGATTTTTAGGGAATGGTTATTTGAGAGTGGTTACGAAGAGGCTGGGGAATTAATATCTCAACGGGTGCCAGAGATACAAGCTTTATTAAAATCAATAGGTATTTCTCATAAGCCGCCAGGTTCAGTTTGGTCAAACGAAGAGAATGAGATGGCGATTCAGTTGGGTAAGATTATTGATTCAGCACCAGAGACAACGATACCTGCCAAGTCGATTATTACTTTGAAGAATCTTGCAAACAAGGTGGGGCAGGAGCAATTACCTCAGCAGATAGCGCAAATTAGTGGTCAGCCTGATGCTGCTATGAAGTTTGTTCAGTTGATGCAGTCGCGGGATAGTGGGGAGGGGAGGAATCGCGGGTATGATGTTTCTAGTTTAATTAGGGGCATACAGAGTGGAAATTATGAGGCACCCGTGTTATTAAAAGGTTCTAATGGGCTTATTGTAATTGGTGGGAGGACGAGGTTATATGCAGCTTTAGCTTTGGGATCACCGATTAGAGTTAAGATAATTGACCAGAATACTTTTTCTGGCATGAAGCGTGGTTAAATTAATAAAAATAGATTTTGACGTTGGGGACAATAGATAGGGTATGCAAACTTTTGCTGAGTATGTAGTAAGGCGGGATGAAGCCAGTTTTAACGTTACGGATTACACACCCATGAAGGACAATCCTGATTCATGGATTTACAAAGGGCTTGGTGCTGCGGCTGGTGTAGCGCCAGCGGCTGCATCTGGTTTAGTTCCAGCGACGATTGGGGTGATGAAGGCATTTCGCGGGAGCAAATCGCGTGCTTATGGTGCTGCTGCGGCAATATTAGACTACATAAACAAAAATGAAAGTTGGCGTGGACCCATATTGAACAATATAAGGCAGGCGGTGAAGGCGGTTGAAAGTGTTGGGTATGAATCAAAGGAACCCAAGGCGGGGCGGGCGATGGGGGTAGTGGGTGGTGGCGAGTTTCCTAGTGTGAACACTGCTGGTTACAGTAAGTTGGCGGATATTGGGTCGGCGGTATGGAAGGGAGTGATGACTTCTGCGCGTAATGTGGCGGATACATTATTTGGTTCTAGTGGTATTACTACTGGCAATCTTATGAAGTTCAAGGAAGCTTTTACAATCTTATTTCAAGCGATTGGGCAATTACCTCCAAGGGTGGCTCATCCTTTATTAAAGAATCTTGAGCAGGCGTTGGTTAGGCGTGGTGGAACCTGGAGAGATTTGGAAGCGAGTATTTGGAAATGAAAAAAGGCGGGTTGCCCCGCCTTTTTTTTGTTTAAACGGCTAGAGCGTTTAAACCTTCTTTGGTTACTCTCATTTTGAAGGCACGGATGAAGTAGAAGGCGGGTGTACCCGTCTCTTGTTCCCGTTTTTGGCTCCATACAGTAAGAGCGCGGCGGAAGCCTCGCATCTTATCATAATCACCTTTTGCCTTCTTGAGCTTGTCAATCAATCTTGTAATCTCTTTCATGTAGCACCTCATTTAACATGGTTGTGAAACGTTCACTAAAGTCAGGAACATCCTGCTGCTCACAATACTCTTTGGTGATATCGAAGGCATTTTTGTATGCTTTCAATACTCTATTCCAATGAATATCACGCTTACCAGAATTGGTTTGCATGATTAGTGTTTGGATATCAGGCAGACCAGTTTCTTTTCGCTGGAAATCTTCACAGCGGTACACGGTCATACCCCAATGACTATCTCTATAGGGATATGGACTTTTCAGCACAAAATCCCATTCATTGAAGCAGCATTTAAGTTCAAATGCTGTCAATGCAATCCATTCATCGTTATACTGCCACAGGTCTTTACAGCTATCATATACATCTTTATATTTGGTTTGACATAGTTCCATAAGTTCTTCTAGGTTATAGTTATTTCTATTTTTATATAAGTGTGTAAAGCACAGGCGACAGTCAGGTATAACATTCTTAGCTAGTATTTGTTGTAGCCACAATAGGACGGACGGTGTAAACGTACCCAACAGGTCAATAAAGGCGAAGTCAATTGGTTCTGGAGGGATGAAGTCTTCCAGGTTGATGTTATGCAGATGGATATTAGCTCGTTCATGGAGTCTTTTTTTCTTGATTGTTTCTTGCAACTTTATAAACGTAGGTTTATCACGTTCGATCAGGTGGGCATGGCTGCGTTTGGTGCAGATGCCTAGATCGACGGCTTGTTCAAAGCACATAGCTTCGCTGCCAGGGAGCCAGACACTATGCAGGGAATGCCGAGCGTATTCCATTACATAGTGTCTGGCTTGGTCTTTATACTCCCTATCGTGCCATTGCAACGGAGTTATAACCTTGGAGCCATTCTTGATTTTGTTGCGGGTATTTTGCTGAGTCATAGGGATTATCTTTGGGTTTTATTCCGTTCTGAGCGTCTTGTACGCCGCGCCGCTCAGCGGAAAACATGATAAAGGAACTACTCACTTTGGCTTGTTCTTTCTTATCAGCACCTTTAGGCACACAGCGGAATTTAGCGTTATCTACAGCAACGGTTTTCCGCTTATTATCCTTCTTTAGCCACAGCAAGCTAAAGAGAATTTCATTAACTTTGGTTACATTTGCGCCGCGTGGGTCAACCAAGCGGTCGGTTCGATCATTGGCTGTACCACGTTGGTCGGCTTTGCTGGTTAGTTTGTAGCAGCTAAAGAACGGTAGATCACCGTGCTTTTTCATGCCACAATTCATGATTTTGTCACCAATGGTTTCCCGTACAGTTTCCCGCACACCGAGTAGGCGGCGGTTATGATATTGGGCAACGTGCTTCTTAAACTCCTCATATTCGTTCTCTACATTCATACCGCCGCCCCTGAATTTATCTCTGTAAAAGCCATTCCCCAACTTGCTTACAGCGTGATGTTCAAGCAAGTTAAGGAATTTTTTGCAGGTGGGGCATATGGTATCATTATAGACGACGAAAGATCGAGGGTCATTATCTGCGACCTCTGTTCGTTCACAGAATTTCAGAAGGTTAATTTTTCCTTTAGAGTCAATATAAACCTGCAAGGCGTTAGCTGTTCTGTCTTTGGCGACCCAGGCCGCAGGCGGATTTCCTTTATTGGCACCGCAGCATCGACCGTAGAAGCCTTGAAGAATTGCTCGCATGGTTACAGACTCAGCAAATTCCAACCAATAGCCGATGGTATTAGGAGAGACATAATCGCCCATGCGGAAGCTACCAGTTACCAGGATGGCAAAATAGGATTGTTCATTACGGTGTCGTTTCAGGAATGTTTCAAAAGACACCTTATTACGTCCATCGTTATACTCAAGAATTTGGACTTCGGGTAAAGCCTTCTTTAGAATTTCGGCAAAAGCTTGCATTGATGTATTGGAGTTTACAAAGCGGATTGCAGCACCAGGCATTCCCTTATAGTTATTCTTAATTAGAACGGTTTCTAGGTACTCGATAATGGCAGATTCACAAAGTTCTTGATATTCGTCATGGCTGGTAGTGGGAAGCCAAATATCGTGGGGCGGTTCACTACGGCCAGTTTCTTCGCATTTTTCTTGCCGTTTCAAATGTTTCTCAAACCTGACAGAATCTTCGTAATAGCTTGGCCAGACATAGGCCAAATCCCCTGATAGGCCCATTTCTTGGGAAAAGTCAGCGTGGTTATAGATTTCGGGCGACGGCAGATCAGGGAAATCAGGGTCGATATAATCGCCGCCCGTGCAGTTAGGACCGCAGTACGAAGCGTACAGGTTTCCCTTCTGGTGAACAATATGTTCTTCGTTTGATAGTTCTTTTTCTGTGGCAGTGGTGCCGATAAGCATATCGCCCTTATGACGGTCATGCAAATCTTTGCTCAAGTTTAAAATCTTATGAAGTTCAGATTCAAACTTGCTACCATAGTCTGGTTCATCTACAATGAACAGACCATTACCTTGTTTCTGATAAACTCGTTCAAGAATTTTGAAAATTTCTTCTCTGGAATTTTTGTTGATTCGCTTGACGAACAAATCTTCACATTCAGCAAAATTATTCAAATCGAAGTAACCGCTCATTTTGACCTGATATTCGCGGAGCGTGAGAATTGTGCTGCCCATACGAATATGAAGGCCATCATAAAGCTGGCAAAACTTCTTATAGTCAGCTAGCGATTGATCTTCAAGACCGCACTTATTGGGAACCAGGCGGATACCCCAATAAGGCACGTCACGGATGAAATGAATGACTGGCAGGAGCATAAGTTGCAGGGCATGGCTATAAGTAGTCTTGCCCGACAACATAGGACTGTGGAAAACGATGGATTTACCTGCGCAATCCCGCACGATCTTGAGGGTATCAACGCAGTTAAGGATGGTGTTTTCCCAAATTTTACCGTTGCATTGACCGCTGATGAAACGGCAGATTGCATCATTGCTCGCTAGCTGACGATCACTGCAAGCTAGAATTTCATCACACTCAAAGAGAACATCCTTGAAGCCAGCAACATGTAGGCTTTTGTTAAAATCGTTTACAACAACCTTGATGTGTTCTTTATAGACAGAACAATCAATTTTAGGCGGCGTGAGAAATTGGCCTGTAGGCAGTTTTAGCCCCGTCTCATCACGGAGCTTCAATACAGCAGTCATGAGTTAGTCTCTGGAAATTGTTGATGGCAGTGTTCAAAACGTCTACCCTTATAATACTCCGCAAATGTCCATTGTCAAATTCTTTTTAAGTTTTGACGTAAGTTGTTTAGCATCAAGCAGTTGCAAATGCTGTATTTTCAAAGAACGTCATGTTTGGTGGGTTTATTGCATTGTGGTTACTCATCTAAGTTCATGATGGGTTTACACTTAGGCGATTGTTTTGAGTTTATGCCGCAGATTTCAGAAAAATCTGTAGACTTGGTTATAGCTGATCTTCCATATGGTATAACGCCTGCACGGTGGGACAAAAGTTTTGATTTAGGCAAATTGTGGGTTGAGTACAAGCGTATACTAAAGGCTAATGGAACGGTGTTATTATTTGCATCGCAGCCTTTTACATCGTACTTAATCATGAGTAATCTGGATGAATTCAAGTATTGTTGGTATTGGGAGAAGGAGAAGGGAACAGGTTTTTTGAATTCAAAGCATCAGCCATTGCGGGTTATTGAAGAAATTTGTGTATTTTATAGTAAGAGGCCGACTTACAATCCACAGATGGTAGAGCTTGACAAGCCTTATAAGCACAAGCTTCCACATTTAAAAAGCGAATTGGTAAATGAAGTTAAGAGTTTTGATAAGCCAGAATATACTTATGTATCTTACACGCACGCTTATCCAAAGAACACACTTAGGTATGCCCGCGACCCGCAGAAGAAGAGGATACATTCGACGCAGAAGCCTGTGCCATTATTAGAGTATTTAATTAAAACATATTCGAATGAGAATGATTTGGTTTTAGATAATGTTATGGGGTCTGGATCAACGGGTGTGGCTTGTAAGAACTTAAAGAGAAGATTTATAGGTATGGAAATTGATAAATCTATGTTTGAAAAAGCGAAAGAAAGGATAAATAATGCATGATACAGTTATTTTCGGATTGGATAAAGTTTAAAGAATCAACGGCTGCTAAAAGAGCAAGACGGGCTGCTGCTGGCATTGACATAGGTAAAGGACCGAGTATTCCTGATGCGGCGATTAATAGTTATTCTACTGCACCACCTGCAATAAAGGATGCTATTGTAAAGCGTAACAAACATGAAAAGAAGCACGGAAAAGACTCTAAGCTTCCGCCGAAGTAAGTCTATGTTCCCATTCTTGCAGTCGATGGGCTTTGACTCTTTTGGTGCCATTACAGGTGGTACAGATACCATTGGCTTCAAAGCCCCAGCGGAAGCCTGTGGATTTTCCGTGCATATCTTTACAATTGCGGCAATGCAGACCTTTTTCTTCTAGTTCTATTTTCTTTATCCAGGCCATTAGGCATTCTATATTACAGAAGTAGAACGTCCAGTTTTCCATTTCATGGTGGTGGCACTTTTCGCACAAATGGCTTTCGATATGGAATTTAAGTTCAAAGTCAAACATACCAGACTTGTTACATTGATCGCAATGGATGATCGTGAGCATGATTTCTCCTATGAACACTCGCCCCACCAGCCAGGGGGACAGCCTGCTTTTTGGTATTCTTCTAGTATTTTCTTATCAAATTCTTTGCTTTGTAAATCTAGTTGTTCTTCATAATCAACATGGGCGCTCCATCCGAGGAGCGCCCAATGTTTGACAGAGTTTCTTTTTGGGCTTGGGACTTTATGTTTATAGTTGTCCCACCATTCCTGAAAGCCTTCAGGGATTTTTGTTTTTGCCATTAGATTGCTGCTAAACTTTGTTTTGTAGCAAGTGCTGGATAATCACCCTTGTCAAACTTTTCGATAAACTTACCAACTGCTGCTGGGTAGGTAACGAAATGATTTTCACCTTTATAGGTGAATTCCACCTCTGCGGTTACGGAAAGCCCTTTCAAGTTCTTGAATTGTTTTCTGATGGCTTTGGCGATTGGGCATTGGCTGTCATCGCCCGCCACGCCTTTGATTTTCAATTCAGTAAGATTTTCTGCAATCTTGTTAGGGCCAGAACCCAAGGTCTTCAAGAAGGTTACAACTTCTTTGTCAATTTGTGTTAGCGCCATTGTTGTCTTTCCTGTATTTACAGTAGGTTAACAAAGAGGACATGACCAATCCAAATAGGATCATACCACCGAATATCCAATCATGGTAGAGAAATTGAGTTTTTTTGTCCATAAAAAAATCTATGGTTAGTGCTGGGAGCATGGCGAAGCCAAACCAAAAAATCATGAACGATCTAAAATATTCGCCAAGTTTTTCTTTTCTTTTACGTTCAGTTTCTACTTTTTCGGTTTCGTCCAATCTTTCCGCCAACGCTCTAATTTCACTAATAAGGAAAGTAGTTTCCTTTAAGTGGTGATTATCTAAGTCTTTATAGCGATCTTCCCAGGACTTGGATTCATCCATAGTATATCGCTTGACTTTAATCCACTTGTAATCGCCGTAGTGTTCTTTATTGGTCATCTTGGTTTAATCAATTCAATCCTTTTGAGGTTGTATTGATATTCGGCGTTAATGCATGAATAAGCGCCAAAGATTAAAGCACAACCCAAAATGGTTGCACAGAGCATGAAAACGACACTGGTGATGACATTATTAGTCAATTTATCCCATAGATCATTCATATGTTACCCACGCAAATAAACGTAGTAATTACGGCTAGTATTTTTGATATATTCTGGCCAGCCATATAATTTTTCCATAACAGCATCAACATCTTTTTCATCGAATTTAACGCGGCAGCGGTCATTATGAAAGTCTATCATTTCAACACCGCAATTATCACAAATTTCTTGGATGGTATTTTTATCAATCTCTTTATCTTTAACGAACCAGACGATCAATTGTCCTTTAACGTATGGTTCTCTTGGTTCTGTGTTCATTTATTCCTTCTCCAAACATCATGTTTATGTTCATAGTAGACAATATATAGTCCACCAATAATACCTGCGATTACAGCAGTTATATTCCCGATTTCTTCGTCAGTGGCTAGGCCAACAACTACTGCGATAGCTGTGCCTGGGACAAGAACGGTCAAGTAAAGTTTGAGGGTTCTTTTCACGTCCTGCCAGAATTTACGCATATAGGTATATTAACGATCCCCAATAGCTGGAGTCAACATTAAAATTACCACTTTTCTGAGCTTGCCAATGTCCTACGGTGGGGGTAATGAAATGTCCTTGGGACAATAAAAAGCCATGCATTATTTATAGCTTTGGCTGTTTATTTAGATCAAAATATTGCTTAGCTACATCAGGATAAAGTTTGGTAATAACCCTTAGCACTCTTAGTTCTGCTTCAGCGTAGGCTTTACCTTCTGGTCTGCCGTGGATTCCATTTTCGTCAGTGGTAGAAACAAGGCTAGACATAGCTTCGTGTTCTGCAACGCTGAATGCGCCAAGAATAACATGAGCCATATCACGGTCAATAGGAATAGTGTCAATATCCATTTAATAGCCCTCAAATTCAGGAAGAGAGTCATATTCTTCTTGAGTCATTTCCTTTAGAATGATCTTAACTTCTTTAACACCATCAACTAAGTGCATTTTTGCTTCTTCTAAAGCTTCATCTACATTGTCAAATGAGCAAGCGGCGAAGTCTTTAGGTTTTACATAATAAACATCCATTTCAATCCTTAAACTTATTATATCTGAAGTTATTGCTCCAGATATCGTTCACCACATAATCGAGTGAATTTCCTTCAATAATGCCTTGTCCTTGGTTTCCATTGGAAATTCTTGGGGCACCATTGAAGTCTGCTGTTTGTCCAACTATACCATGTGGTCGAACATTTCCATTATATATAATGGCATCAAACTTAAAAAAATAGGGTAACACTACGCTACAATTTTTATTTCTAACGATGTTGAAACAGTATTTAACTGCATTGACAAAAAGGCTATTAACAGGAGTGTTACCATTTATGGCTGTTGCGATTAAAGATTTTATTTCGACAAAAGAGTGATAAGCTTGATTATCAACAGTGATATAAGAACGATGATGAAGTTTCTGACCATTGATTTCTGCTTTACCATCCTGTGCTGACCATCTTATTTTTGAGTTACCGATTTTGATGCCGATTTCACCTATTTTTTTATGCGAGTTAAAGTGTGCGTTTACCTGGACGTTCTCATCTGTTAGAAGATTGAAATATTTATTTGGAATTCCATCGAATCGAAATTCTTCTCCCTCGAACCCGCTAAAGATCGGCATAAGCTACTCCAGGTGGTTTTCAGTAATCCAAAATCTATTATCAGCAGTCTTTATTTCATACAAAACACCAATTGATGATAACTGTCTATTTACTATTTCACCTTCCACATTTTGTGGTTTAATTATAACTTTCTGGTGAACTTTGTGTTTGAATTCACCTGCATATTCTACGGGTTCAACATTCGTCATTGGGCACAGGTCAGTGTCGTTTTTGCGGGCGGGATTATTGCACTGTCCTGTGGAGTAATGTTTACAATTGGGGCAATAGATTTTCATTTGCCAATCGGATACGACTGGCAATTCATCCATTCTAGGGCACCGCATCGAAGCTCCTTTACAAGTCTGATTTATACCGACCCAACTGGTCGCTCTGTTCTAGAATTTCCATTGTTGACATACACCAATCGTCTTCGCTATTGGCGTCAAAGCCAAGTTCACTTACAACAGTAATGCTGCTTAAGGTCCGCACTGGATTGTTTTCTAATGCTCTAAAGGCTTCTATAGCTGCATTAGTGGGGGTCTTTTCTTCAATTATTTTGCGAAACTCCCCAGCATCTACATAATATTTCGGCATCTTTATTCTCCGCTTTTTGACAAGCATATCACAGATCAACAGGCAAAGCAAATTATTCGTTATCGGCTTCGGCCAACTGGCGGAAATGATCTACTGCGTCTTCCAAAAGATCGGCCACCTGTTGCGCGGACAGTCTGGAATAAGTAATATCCCAATTCTGATGGATCGTAACCTCGCTGCAATTTTTTGCTTCTTTGTGGGAGCGGAGAACGATACCTGCAAAGGTTGTGCGTTTGGAAATTTCATCAACAAGTTCTTCGGTTGTGCAAAATTCAAGTTCCATTGTAATTCCTTAAATAAATTTGTAATCAACCTCTATCTTAACGTTAAATTGCGGCACCCGAATATGATTACATAAATCATGTTTTTTTGCTTCCTTGGCTGTGAGATACCAGTCGGCATGACCTTTTTCATGGATTATGTCCATGAAATAGTTCTTTGATTTACCGCAATTTTTGGCTAGAATCTCAAAAATATAACTGTTGAGGCGATCTGTTTCATCAACATCTGCTTTTAAATCTTCAATTTTTCCAAATTGAAAGCTTGAAACCTCATGAATCATTAGGGTAGCATGTGGGGCCATATACCGCAAGCCATTATTGCCTAAACCAAACAGGATTGCGCCCGCAGACATTGCTTTTGATTCAACAATAGTGGCGACGGGCAAATGACAACTTTGAATTTCCGAAATCATGCCTAGAACAGAATAAACTTGCCCGCCGTATGAGTCTACGACTATAGGAATAACAGGCTGGCCTGTCTCATGAGCTTTATTTAAGTCTTCTGAAAATTTATCTGTTCCTTCTTCATTAAATTTTTTCAACCTTATAACAACGGGCTGTTCAATTAAATCTACTAAATTCTTAACTTTAATGCGTGGATCAACTTCGATTTTCTTGAGCATTGATATCCTTAGCTAGCCATATTAGCCTATTTTGATGTATGTAGGTTATACTACAATTCAAAATCATTTTCAAGTTTTCTTTTATCAAATGAGTAAGGCTAAGGATATTTTGGATGAAATCAGTATGTGTGATTAGGACAGATTTAGGCGGGAGAATATCAAGTGTTTCTGTGATGCGATTTTGAAAATCGTGGTAATCTTCAAATGGTGTTTGTTTACAAAGATGGTTGTCAGCCTCAAATGAGATAGAACATATTTCCCTGATTATTGCAGAAGTTTGCTTGCATCTTAGATAGGGACTACAAAGACCAACATAACCAGCAAGATGAAGTTCCCTTAAGAATTCTGCTGCACGGAATGCTTGCGCACGCCCGCCCGATGTAATTGAGCCATCTTCTACTCGAAGATCGCTTTGAGCGTGTCGCAAGATGATAATATCTTTTAGATAGATCGTCTCATCCTCGGTTACAAACTTGTGGTGTTCGTCATCAAGAAAACCACTTATTAGTCCGCAATCGTTTTTTTCTTGTTCGGTCAGTTTGGAAAACGCATCTCCATGATGCGAGCCAGTAACAACCTTGTCTTTTATAAAAAGCGCTGGCACCATCTTCTACTCCTTAGATGTTTATTTACCTTTGAGCAAAAGAATTGCTACCCTTCAAGTTGGTAATATTTTATCCTACTCGTCGCTCACAAACTTTTCAAGAAATAATCGGTAAACTTTGCTGTAAGCTCGTCCCCAATTTGGCCCATGAATATCTGTGTCCTTGTCCCAGGCCACAGCATGGGCAACTTCGTGTATCAGCACATCAATGGAGTAGTTCTCATTAAGATTTGAACTAACCTTTATAATAAATTTATCATCCTTTTTTTCACATAAACCATCCAAACCTTCGCGTATCTTTACACGTCTTACGCTTATTTGTTCTTCTACTAAATTAGAGTTCTTAAAGAAACTGGCTACTTCTCGGAAGTAATCATACACCATAGTCACCCCGAAAACAAGAATTGCATTATCTACACTTATAAATCCTAGATTTGTTTTAGCCATTATATATAAATTTGCAAGGAGGCAAATTGAATTGCACAGGCATCTCCGTAGTCAAAAATGAATCAGATATTATTGAAATCTTCATTAGACATAACCTCAAATACTTAAACAAGTTATATCTAGTAGAACACAACCCACAAGACAATACTTCTGAGATTATTAGCAAATTAAAAAACGAAGGATATAATATAGAAATTTATACCAATAGTTCGTCAAGACATATACAAGCCGAGGAGTTCAACAGGTTAATAAGGGAGATAGACAGTGATTTCGTTATCTTTTTAGATGCAGACGAGTTCATTATTTCGAAAGATTTTTCTGCTAATTTGGACAAGCTACCTACGGACAAAGCTTCTCTTGTAGTATGGCACAATTATTTACCGCAGCCAGGTGACGACAAAAGTGAAATAAACGTTTTGAAAAGGATTCAACATCGACTTGCGCCTGTAGACATTAATCAACACAAATCGCTTATTCCTCGGTCAATTTATTCAAAGCCAAACAGTTTTGTTTTATTGGGTGGTCATGAAATTTACTATAAAAATGAAGAAGACCTTAAAGTAGCCCCTTGCTCAGCTACAATTTCAATTTATTTAGCTCATTTCCCAATGAGAAGTCTGGATCAGATTAAGGTAAAAGTCTTTTCAAATTGGTTATTTAAACTTGCCAATCCTTTACACATATCTGGTAAATTAAAAGATGGTAAAATACCTACATGGCATCACTGGAAAACGCTATTTGATTTATTCAAAACGACCCCCGCAATAACAGAGGATCAAGCTGCTCAAGCGGTTGTAGAAGTTTATATGCGATGTTCCGCAATCAAAAAAGACTTAAAGATAATTTATGATCCTATATCAAGCGATGATAAAATCATTTATGATATAAAGAAATTAACTCCAATATACGCTTTGGCAGATGCGGCTGAACAACAAGTTGTTATGTTGCAAAAAGCAAATGCTTTTATACTTAATACCATTAACGAAATCAAGAAGTTGGACGCAATTTAGATAATAGCTCGCCAACCGTGATTAAAGGTGATGGTTTTTCAAACTTATCAACTTCCGCAGGACACATCTCACAAATTGATTCGTGTTTTCGAGAGATAAACTCGTCAAGTTCCTGATCCGTAGCGGTATGTTCCAATGGCTTATATGCCAGGTAACGATCCCATTTAGGGGAGATATCAGGCCAGCGTCTTTTTTGAAGTTGTAAGTAGGTGATTACAGAACATTTGTATAGTTTGCCATCTAGTATTTGGAGGCAGTATTTACAGGGACAGATATTCCAGCTATCCTCAGGGCGATTATCTTCGTAGGGAAGTACGTTTGGGCCATAGCCTTTATAGCGGCGAGTCCAATTGCTAATACTATCTCTTACATAATATGGAATATTCATGGAATTTAAGCAGGTCATAACTACGTCCCATTGTTCATCAAATTTGGGCGAGTTCCCATGTTTGCTTATAACTAAATTTATGTCAAGTTCCCGCAGCAATGATCCCAAGTTTGAAAAATGGGGTAGTAAAAATCCATTTGTTATAAGTTCAACAGCGCCCTTCCAGTGTTTTCTGGCAATCCGAAGAAATTCTTCAATGCGCGGATTAAGTAATGGTTCACCACCTAGCACGCAGAACCGTTGTGGATTTAATCTATTACTCCATAAACCCATTTGGTAGTCAGCGTCTTCTGGAGTAAGGAATCCTTTGTGCCCATTATTTGAAAAATGGCTACAACTTTCGCATGTAAAGTTACAGGCGTGGGAAGCGTGTATTTCTAATTTAATAACGTCTTTCATCTAAATTAATCCAGCAGAAACACGGACTTATAAATTGTAGTCCTTATGTTGACGAACATCATGAATAATAACCGATTGTAGATTGGGCCACTTTGCTCTTAAAGTTTTGCCAAGTTGCACGAAATTAGGAATGTGTTCTTCCCTGTCATCAAAAATTTCTACCATTTGCACTTCTTGATTCATTAGGCGGTTTAGGATTACGAATTCTTTATAGTCATAAGTATCGCCTTTATGGGGATAGTTTGGATGCTGGGTAAGGTCTTTTTGTCCACGGAAAAAGTATTCGTCTGGATGGATTCCGTACTTGTTCAATATTTCTTTGACTTGATTTTCAAATTTAGCTATACGGCCTGTCATTACGACAACGTAGGTTTGCGCATCATCTTTAAAAGAGCGAAAAGCATTGGCAACTGCTGGGTTTAATTTTGCAGGTTCTGTGTTAAAGACTGGCGGTTTTAAACTTTCAGGGTTGCCCCACCAGCCTTTATGCGGCCACGGTTGTCCTGTAGCATTTTGATATGCAAGTTTTCCTTCTTCTGGAGTCGGAGTAGAAACCAGCGTATCATCAAAATCGAAAATTACAATCCTTTTGATACCAGGGGATACTGCCTCTACAAATTTTCTGAATTTTAGTTGCAATATTACTCCTCGGTGTCATCGTCATGATGATCTTCTTCGTCGTGGTCATCATGGTCATGATCTTCTTCGCCACTAGACAGAGCTTCATCTTTTGTTTCAAGTCTCTTGCGGAACTTGTCAGTTTCTAGCCATTTAATTGCATCTGAAAACTCTGAACCTTGTGGAGTACGACCACCGAAAAGCTTGGCAATTAATGGGTTAATACTCTTCTTGCCTTTTTCATCGGCAACAAAACCCTTGGTGTCAAGTTCATGATTTAGGAAGTGGTGTAAAACATCTTCTGGCTGCTTATTCATACCACCCCACTGTTTAATCAAGCTAGGCACCATGCCAGTCTTATGAAAATTCTTCTTCATGTCGAAGAACTTATCCAAGAATAGCTTTGGATTTTTGCCATGTTCACTCATCCATTTTGAGAATTCGATAAGTGTAACAATATCACGCACTTCGTCATCTGACCAAGTACCCTGATGGAGCATTTTCTCTACTTTGGCAGGCGGATTAGCTCTTAGCAACCACGCAATTGCCAATCGCTTTTCTTTTTTATCAGAGAAGTCTTCGGCTGAGTCAAGTTTGAAAGTCATGTCAGGGAACACAGTATCCAATAGACCCATTTCCTTATACATTTTGACATACTGGACAGGATCGGTGTCTGGATGTTGTAAGCCTTTAAGAAACTCTTCTTTAATCTTTTCACGGCTGATTGATGGTAAATCTTTGATATCTTTGATAGCAGATTTAACATCGTCGCCAATCTTAGTATTCTTGCCGTGTGAAGCAACCTGACGAACATATCTCAACACGCGGCCCTGATCTTCCCCAAGTCGTTCTTTTGGATTGCCTACGAATTCAATTTCACCTCGACGCAAGTGATGTGCGCCGCCGTGCGGGTCAACAAGTTTAGCATTAGCACCATCAGCACTTGTCAAAGGAATATACATGGCATTAACAGTAAAGTCTCTTCTGCCCGCATCATCATCTAAAGTGCCGAACTCCATGTTGTCTGGAGTCTTGCCGTCACCGCTGCCTTTAGAGCCTTTTCTAAACGTGGCTATTTCGAACTCTTCTCCATTGACTCTGGCGTTAAAAATATATTCTTTCCCGCCACGATCCCAGCCCTTTGCGTGGAAAACCTTGTTCTTTTGTCCTGCATCTGGATGCTTGTCATATTTGGTTGTTTGCGACTTCCCATCGCTTTGTGGTTTAACTTCGGTAAATCCAGCGCTTCTCAGAATTAAACGAATTTCATCTGGTCCCGCATCCGTTACTAAGTTGTAATCTCTAGGAGTTTTGCCCAAGAGATGGTCACGGACTGCACCGCCGACAAGATATAATCCCTTTTTCTTTAGACGTGGTGAGGTTTCGCCCTTGGCTGGGTCGATGGTGGTTAACTTTTGTGGATAACCGTCAGGACCAGGCAGGGAAACTTTATCACTATCCAAGAAGGCTTTAGCAATAACCCTTAAATTAGGGTGATTTTCACCATCAATAACAAATGGCTTGAAGTCGGTATCGTCAGCTAGTTTAACTTCCGAAGACGCCTTCTTAGCATCTGTGTTCTCTTTCAATCCAACAAATTCTAAAAATGTTTTTCTCATATACCTTTTCACCTATTATTATATTTACGGCTTAAGGCCCAATTTCCACAAAATTATACTGCCAATTACTACCACGCCGACTTTGAAAATAAAATCAACAACACTGGACCACTTATTAGTTGTTTGCGCCATCTCTTTCTCGACGTGAATCAATCGTTCTGAAAGATGCTCAATTTTACCATCTATTATATTAACATCGTTTTTAAGATCAGTAATTAATTCTGTACTATTTTTGTTTTCCAGTATAGCAATACGATTTATTAAAGTCATTTGGTTTTCATATAGTTTCTCAATTCTATCCTTAGATTCACTATTGCTCTCGATAAGCACTTTCATCCGCTCGTCAATACGAGCGGTCATTTCAAAAACAAGTTTCAGTGAATCGTTAACTTCTCTAAATTTCTCTTCCATAGATATCCTTGCCATATATAGTTTTAATAAACATACAAAATAGATGCACTTGCCCTAAATAATTATATGGACGACAAAGAACTGGAAAGCTTAATTCCTCAAATGAACGTAAATGTTCCAGCACCACAATCTCAAGAAGAAGAAAAGGCTCTTATCCCTGACGAAGTGTGGATGGGTTGGTGTAACGAGGTTATGAATAATTTACGCCAGGAGCGACAAGAAGTAGATGAAGTTAAGCATAATTTTATCGAAATGGTTATTAACGAAGGCGATTCGACAAGTGCTAGCAAGGAAGCTTTGACCAAACTCTTTGAGATTAAAGCAGGTATTTCTGAGAAAATGACCAAAGTTCTTGATTTGGCTACTAGGGTTAAACTGAAAGAACGAGATACTTTCCCTAGATACTTGGCGGCACATCAAAACAACACTATAAATTTAGGCGATAGTTCCGCCAAACGGGAATTAATTAAGCAGATTAATAAGATACAAAAGCAAAAGGAAGCAAATGACGGACAGAATAAATCTTGAGGATTGGTTGGAAGGGTTCAACAAAAAGAAGCTAACTGAACAAGGTGCTTATGCTACGGGTACAGGTCCAGGCGATCAAGCTGGTGGCTTGCCTACTGATCCTTATAGTCCAACGGGGGCAAATGCTCCTGCTGCGTCTCCAGGTGGCGATCCAAATGTAGCTAATATGCCGCCTGACCAGATGGATACACACCCAGGCGAAGAAGATTTTTCTGCTGATCCTCAGCATCCAGACATGCCAGAAGAAAAGAAACATCTCGACTTCGAACAATGGAAAAAAGAATTCATGAATTCATCTATCAAAGGTGATGTTCAAGAAATGAAAGAAATGATTATGGATGTTCGTGATAGGAATTTAGACCCCTATCAAAGAAAGTTCGTAGAAGACAACCTACAAATTATATTCCTAAGAGAACATTCAAACATTGACAAAGCTTCAAAAGAAATCAAGAAATTAATCAAGGATGACTTAGACCATACCAATCCAGGCACATCCGTCTCCAACCACATAGTTGAAGTTTTGCAGACCCAACCACTATTGAACAATGTCTATATTAAACTTACTGGTTTGTACAGCATGAAGGCAGACATGCATCGCAAGTTCATCGCGGCATTAACTGGCTCCGTACAGGTTGGTAGTGGTGCATCTACGGAAGACCTTATTTACAACGAAAAAGATTTCTCTATTCGTATGTCTACAAGATTTAATTCCAGGTTTGGTGATCTTTATATTGGCAACTGGAGTCTGAGGACAGATGACCCACAAAGGTATTTAAAAGCGCCAGAATTGCAAAGATTAGAGGATGGCAGTCCAGAAGAAAAAGATGTGCTTCGTAAGCGTGTTGTGATGGAATCAATTGCTGAAACTTTCAAAACAAGGGCTTTCATCATCAACGTTACTGGTACTGATGGAACGGTATATTCCGTAGGTTGGGATATCGCCACTTCTTTGAAAGCAGCTTACACGGATGGTCGTTTAGTTGTTCGCACAAAACAGGATGACGGTTCAGAAGCCATGATTGATGACGACGGAGCGATTATTAGTTTCGTTGATCTTAAAATCATGTACATGAAAAATAGTGGTGAAGTAGACGAAGATGGCAAGCCTTATAAGAAAGAGCATGAATTTATTGTAAGGCGTCAAGGACAGTTGTTCCTGACTGCAAACATGCATATTATCAAAGAAGCAGCTTCAAGTTTTCCTGGCATAGTCATAAGGGAAACGCCTTATACTGGCAATCCAAGTGATCTACGAGTTTTACAGCGATGCGTGCCAAATGCGTCAGAAATACTAATGAGACAGTGCGGATAATAAGAAAGGCCACTCTTGCGAGTGGCCTTTTTGGTTTACTTAATGCCAAAATAAGGAGGATTAGCCTTCTTACCTTTTGCTTTAATTGTGGCCAGGGTATTATATTCTTTCATAATATCTGGCCACCAGTCACGGGGAACTTCGATTCTCTGGAATGATTCCACGCTTTCCAGGTCTTCATAAGTAGCACACACAGTTGCGCCACGATGTTCCATTTCCCCCGTTTTAACGTTACTGGACCAGCGATGGTAGAGTTTGTGTAACTCGTTACTAACTCGCGTAGTAACATTGAGGTCACATTTCTTTTCGACAATATCTCTTATTGCGTCGGGCGAGAAATATCTGCCGAAGATAATGTCGGTGATGAATTGGTCGGCTTCGTAAACCATGAGTTGGGCGATCCATACATTATGATAGCTCCAACCGCTACCGATTGGAGCGTTGAAAGCCGCACAAATTTCCATCCAGAATCGGTGTGGCCCAGCGCTCTTACGAGCTTTAACATCGTCTTCCTCACCGTTAAGACGGCGAAGGTCTTTGCCTTCGCAATCTTCTTTAATAGAAGATTCCTTGAAACCAATTTTGTAGTGTTTCAAGGTTCTGTGATAAAGGTCTTGGGCGAACGCGCCTTCCCGACCTGAACCACGTTTGTCATATGAACTTTGATAATAAGCCATAGGACGTACCCTTTCAGTAATGTTACATATTACTATCTCCATTTCCAAAGTAACAACAAGTTTCATTGGTAGCGAAGCAGCATGACAAAAAGATACTAAAATTCACTGTCGAGTGCAATAGATATTCCGATGATAAAGTTTATTGAATTCATTGACAAAAAGGAAAGAGAGACAAAGAAGCAACTCAAGATCATTGAGCATATTCTTCTCGCTCACGGCATGAACGTCAAAAGCCACTTGGATGACGATGACCCGTACCTTTTTGTTTACAACACAAAGAAAAACACTTTCTTTGAAGGTATTAGAATCTACAAGGTTGGCGATCAAATATCTTTTAGAGTTCAAAAAGACGAAAAAACAGAGCCTTTTGGCCGTGCATACCCAATGGACATTGAAGAAATGTTTGAAGACTTGGTTACAGATTACAAACCTGAAGAAGCTGGCAGAAAAATAATGTCAGCAGTGACCACTGAAGTTAAAAAGTTTTTTGACCGAAGTGCTATTGCTGAAAAAGAGTTGCGCGACAAAGAGTTCGAACGTGATCCGTGGGGCAAGGTGGTTGTTAGATCGTCCGACTATGGCATGGATTACAGCAATCTTACTTACATGAAAGCGTAAATGGGGTTAATAGTCTAAATAAAACATGCCGATTACCCCGCAGCAAGTTCAACAATTAGGCAGTTTCTGGAAAGCTATCGACTATCCGACCCCTGCTGTACCCACCCCAAAAATAGTTCACAAAGGCAGTATTGTAAATTTTCACTATGCTGGACAGCGGGCGAATAAGATGGTCCATGATCCTTACCCGTTGTTATTAGTATCAGATATATATAGTGATGCTATAAGAGGCGTGAATTTAAATTACTTAACAGTTCCTTACGTTAAATATATGATTAACACCTATTTAGACAAACCATTTGCTTACTCACTTATAAAGGGCAATGCTTACTTAACAGGGGGGAAGGATGATCCTGGCACGTTTAGAACTTATAAAAGAAGCGGGATTAGCCAGTTAAGAATGATGGATAGTGATTTCTTGAGAGGTATTGCGGCAGTGTCTAGGACTTTAGACGTAAATGAATTGGATCAAATAAGGATGCAGATAGAAGAGTTAATAAAGTATCAATTAAATCAACCTGTTGCTCAACCAGGAGAAATTCAGCAGCCACTTGCATAGATACCATAATTCCTTTTCGCAATTCATTTTATTACATTAATAGTTTTTTAGAAAGAGATAAATAACAATATGCCAGTCGATGTATTTGATCGTGAGGTAAAAGCTAGTATTGATGAAATTAAAGCAGCATTACTTGGTGATGTTGGCAACAAAAAGACTGCGCAAAAAAAAGATGAAAATACTGCGGAGCTTAAAAAACTCAATGATAATCTAGAAAAGATTATTGGCAATGATCTTGACAGAGAATTAAAAGCTCTTAACAAGTTAATCAAACGAGTAGCAGAGTGTTGTGAAGAAGCTATAAGTAAAAAAGGCCAGCAAATAGATAAGCAGGCAAAAGCTTATGCTAAGGCAGTTGCCAAAGCATTAAAGCCAGGCAATGGTGGTGACATATCAAAAGTAATTAAAGACACCTTTAGCGAAATTAAACCAGCATTTGAGAAAATCACCGATAAAACAATGACCTTTGGCAAGGCTTTGGAAAAGAGTCAAAGAAGATTTAGTGCTGCTTTTGGCATGATCGGCAAGGACTTCACAAAAACTTTTGGTAATCTAGGGAAACTAAATCCTTTTAAGTGGTTTCAGAAAGAGGGAGAGAAGGCTGCTAAAGAATCTCAAAACATGTTCCGCAGTGGATGGAACACAACTATGACTTTCTTTAAAGATGGTTGGCAGCGTATGACAACTGCCTTCTCTGAGAAAGCCAATGCTTTGTGGGAAGGAGTTACAAGCAAGGCTTCTGCTTTGTGGGAAGGAGTTACAAGCAAGGCTTCTGCTTTGTGGGAAGGAGTTACGAATAAAGTTTCTGGCTGGTGGGAGAAACTTACGAAAAAAGTTTCAGATAGTTGGGTCGGCAAGGTATTTGGTTTTGTAGGACGTTCTGTTGATGCGCTAGGTAAGGCTGTAGGTGGTACGGTTAGAAATTTTCTTCAATTGGGTAAGACTACAGAAAAACCACAAAAGAAAGCTCAAAGTGATATAGATGACTTAACTGGAAAAGGCAGAGTAACACATGGGGAAGGAACGCCAGTTGACAAAGGACGTAAAGCAAAAGTAGGTGGTGGTACATCTGATTTATGTCGTTGTATTTGTAGATGTATAAACAAGCTGCTTGGAGTTACAAAGGATGGCGTTAAGCACACAAAACAAACAGCAAGGTCAACGCTAAGCCAAGCCAGGAAAAACAGGGGTGGCCAGAAAGCTCAAATGGCAGTGGAAAAAGAAGGTGTAGAAGAAACTAAAAAGAATGGCAAAGATTCCCAAAAAGCAATGATGCGGGAATGGATGCAGGATAAGCGTAGAGAAAAATGGGAAAGAATTGGTGCCACTGCCAGAGGAAGGGCATTACAAGGCACTTCAGCAGCATCAAGATTTGTATTTAGCGAAAAACCGATGGAAGCTTTGCTAAATGGAGTAGCAACAGGCATAGCTAAAACTGCGGGCAAAGTAGTTGAAGCTCCATTCACATTACTTGGTGATGTAACAGATAAACTTGGTGGTCTAATACCATATGTAGGTTCTCTTTTCTCAGCATTAGGACCAGTAATCAAAGCTTTTGGTGCTGCTTTAGGTGGCTTAGCAGAAGGTATGATTAATTTTGTATTAACCCCACTTATTGAGCAGGTTGAAGCCTTCAGTAACGCGAGTCAAGCCATGTTTGTTTCGACAGGAGCAACCACAATGGCCCCTACGGTAAATATGAGTGGTTTTGGTGCGCCACCAAAGGGAACAGGTGATGAATGGACTACTATTGCTAAACGAGTAACAGAATATAACAGCAATCTGGACGCCGCCTCAAGGACATTAGAAAAATTAGGCACAACTATGGATGATATAGGTGAAACTGGCCAGAGTTTTACCACCATCCAAAAAAGACAGCTTACCAACTTCAAAAAAGGTGTCCAAGAGACTAAGACTCTAAATAAATTGACCAGAGTAGGTTTGCAAACAGCAACACTTATTAATGCTGATGGCGAACAAACCTCAGAAATGTTCTTGGATTGGCACCAAAGATTAGGCATGACCACAAATGATCTTCGCAGTATGCAAAGAGGTATGACTCAGATCGCCAGAAGCACAGGTTTGGTAGGTAATGAATTACTTAACGTTGCTAAATCAGCGCATTCATTCATGGAAGACATGAGAAAAGCTGGAACTCTAACTACGACGGCTGCTAGAAGTCTTATTGAAACAATGGCAAGAGCTAAGAAAACTGGTACTGAAGCAGAAGCTCAATCAATGACAAAAATAATGTCGGGTGGTAGGTTGCGCGGTAATTTAAGTCCACAAGAAATGAACTTGGCGGCGGTCGGCGGCAAGGGAATGGAAGATGCAATAACATTTGGTGTCGTACAAGGTAATAAAGAACTTGAGGCAAAGTTTGCTAAAAACCTTGAGGGTTGGTTGACGAGTCAAACAGCACAGGCATTACAAGCAGAAGGTAAGACTTTAGACCCAAATAAATCGCTAGCTGAGAACATGAAAAAGCTTTCTGCGACAGCGATATCCAGAATGTCTTATTTGACGAAAGAATTGTTCGGAATGGGTGCTGAAGCTATGCGTATTGAGATTGATAACATAAAAGACAGATCAAAGACATTTGCTCAGCGTATTGAAGATTTGAATAAGTCCACAAGCACTCAGGCAATGACCATAGATGAACTTGCAGCAATTGCCGATAAAGAAAAAGCGGTTGGGAAAGATGGTCTTACATGGAGACAAAAATTTGATAAAGCAATAAAAGAAGCAGGTCCAGATACTTCGAAAGCTTTAGATGAACTTCTCAACATGGGTGACTTGCCAAGAGAAATGAGAAAGCAGTTGCAGGGGCAATTGAGCGCACAACAAGCATCTTATCAGAAACAACAACTCTTCCTGACAACTGGCGCTGATTTCTTACAGCAGTTTAGTAACAGCGTTGAAGATGGGGCAAAAGACTTTGATGGCGCAATTGAAAACATCGCAAAAGGAAGTAAAGATTATCAAGAGTATTTAAAAGCTATTGGGGCAGACCCAGGCAAGGGCACAGAAGCTGTAGAAAAAGCTTTGCTAGACCAAGCAAAGAGAATGAGAGATGAAGCGATAAAAATAGGAGCGCCAGAAATAGCTCAGACTGTACCTACAGCCGAAGAAATTAAGAAAGCTATCGCAGAGAAAGATGTTAAAACCATAAAATCATTGGCTACAGAATTGGCTGATTTACAGGGTCGTATTCAAAGACAGGCTCAGAAGAAAGCTGATCCTATTTCAGAAATGCGAGACGCATTATTAAGACTTGAAGCTAGGTTCAAGGGATTTTTGTTAGATAAATTAGCTCAAGCGATGCCATTCCTTACGGAAGCTATAAGGCAATTAACAACTGCGCCATTTTGGGATGCTTTTGCAAAAGGTGATATAAAGAAAGGATTTGAATTACTTGGTGATTTTGTAGGCAACATGGCTGACAACATAATGAAAGCTATGGGTCAAATAGAAGGTTTACCTACTCATACTGGTTTCCAAAGATTCCTCGCCGCTATTATTAATGGCATAGCCACTATTGCTAAGCCACTACTTGATGGTATAGGTGAGTACATAAAGAAGAATGCACCTGAATTAGCAAAGATGTTCGATGGGTTCAATTTTGATGAATTTATCAAGGGCATTAAGGACGTGGCAATACAAATCAGAGATATTATTGGGGTAATTAGCAATGTAATTATGTTTTTGTGGGAATGGAAAGAAGTCATTCTAGTTGTCATTGGTCTTTTGGCGGTTGGTGGTCTAATAGCCGCATTTGCTGGTGTTTCTGGCGCTCTTGCAGGCGCTGCTGGTTTAATAGCACTACTTGCTGGCTTGGGCGTAGCAATATATGCTTTACACAACAATATAAGAGGTATAGAAAAAAGTATTCAAGATCAAGGCACAGCTATTGAAAAAAGAGGAGGTGAAATTTCTAAAGAGGGAATAGAGCGAACTACAAAACTGGCGAGTGGTGAACTTACTAAGGAGCAAATTAAAATAGAAAAGGAAAATGCTGAGAAAAGATTGGTAGCAGCACAAAATGTAGGAAAATTAATGGAAAGTGGGACAGGGTTTGGCATGGTCGAAGACCTTACCTTTGGATTTTATGGGGCAGGCACAAGAGAACAAGAAATGAAAGCAAAAATAGCCATTAAAAAACAAGAAATGGAAGCTAAAGAAGCTATTATCATGGCGAAACATGCTGATGCAATTGCTGATGCTACGTCAAAAGAAGAAAAATCAAGATTACAAGAAATAGCTTATCGTGAAGCATACGCAGAAAACATGGCAGTCGCAAATATTAAATTAGCTAAAACATATGAGCAAGCAAGACTTGAAGCCAAAAAAGGCGCAGAAGGTTTACAAGCTGAATTGGCAGAAATTCATGGTCGCCATACACAAAGAGTCAATGCTGGTGTAAACATAACAAAGTTTTTCCACGGCACCACTAAAGAAGAAGATGAGGCTTTAGCACTTTTGCCCAAACTTGAAAAACAACAAGAAGCCCTAAGAGAAAAAGAGGCACAAATCCTTGGTGTAATGAGAGAAACCTTACAGAGAAAAGATGAAAAAGGCAACATACAATGGCTCAACATTCAGGAAGCTGGCAAGCGATGGCAAGCTGCTACTAAGGACGTAGACAAAGCTGCTGCCGCAGAATTTGCTAAGACCGAATCTCTTGGCGAGATGTTTAAAAAAATGGATCAGTCCACCAGAGATGCGTGGAAGATTTATGCAACACTGCCAGATACCGAAGAAGGTCTGAAAAAGTCGCAGCAAATGGCTGAAGAGCAAGCCAAGAGACTGAACGCATATGAAGCAGCAAGAGGCAAGATAGTAGAAGGTATGCTTAAAGATGAGCAAGGCAGGGTGGCACCATTTGAGAAAGTGCTGGATAAATTCAACGAATCTTTCACCAGAACAAAGAAGGGTGTATATAGTTTGGCACCAGACAAAGACGCATTAAAAGCTTTTAAAGAGCAGAAAACGCTTGAAGATATGGACACCTTGAATAAAGGTTTAATGAATAAGTTCAAAGAACAATTCCACGGGGCCAGAACCGAAAAAGAAAAAACAGCAATACTAGAAAGAGCATCAGGTGTAAAAGATGCTATGTATTTAGCAAAGACTGAGTTCCTAAAGCCATTGTTAATGAATCAGGGTAAGTATGTAGCGGCTGACGTGGCGGCAGGTAATCTCAAACAAATGTTAAGGCCAGAAGATATTGGTGAAGATATTACAGGTAAATTAAGTGGTGCAAAAAATATAACAGAACTAAAGCAGATGAGTGAAAAAGAGCAGACCGCACTTAAGGCACAATATGATGAGGCAAATAGTCTTACAACAAAAGGCGATATTGCTCAGCAATTAGCAAAAATGCAGTTGGCGACAGAGTTACTAGAAAAGAAAATGCAAACAACGGCGGCAGCGGCTGCGCCAGCACCTGGCACTCCAGCAGATTTACAATTAACTGTATTGAACGAAATAAAAGACATACTTCAAAAGACATATGACATTCAAGTAACGGCGGCAACGGCTAGCAACGCTCTTACTGAAGAGGCAACAAAAAAGGGTACACTTTATGTTGAAGACACCGCTTTAAAGAACATGATAACGGAGAAAATGTTTGGCATGTCAAGTCAACAACTTGCAGAAACGATAGCACCACTGGTTGATAAGCAAATCATTGCTAATCCTACAATGCCAGCAGGCATGTCACAGGATGTGGAAGCAGAGCTTAGACGCAATAAGGCTGAGGCTCAAAATGGTGATGTTGATATGGCAAAAACAGAGAACAATACAGGCACAACTGCGGCGGGGGTAATGGCAACAGTTAAAGTCCTCAACAAAATAGGAAGACTGTTGGCTAAGAAGGGTAACAACAACTTAGGTGACGAAGGGCCAGATTATCCATTAGAAGCATTTATGGAAGATGTTTTGCCCGTAGGTTGGGCTAACGCGACGAAAGAAAGACAGGTAGGTTTGGAATTTGAAGTAGGTGATTTTACAGGTAATTAAGGAGAATAATGCCAAGGGGAACGAAGAATGATGGGTCATTAGCCCCATTACAATATGGTCCAAATGCAGGAAAGTGTGAACTGCAAACACCTTGCGGTTGCATAAACCTAAAAATACTTCCAGATATCACTGACAGCAAAGGCGCGCAGTATGTAAACGATCCAGCCCCAGGCAGATCAAGTCCGATGCTCACCTACGCTTATTCTGAACCTAGAAATATCAATACTGAATTTCACTTCATGATAACCAAGTTTAAAGACATAATGGAAAACTTAAAAGCTATAAGAATTATACAAAACCTAGTTTACCCAGGTCCACCAAGCGGCATAGTGCCTTTTACTCCACCGCCTGTGGTTAGATTTATATGTGGGGTTCTAATGGATGGCACTGATGGATTATGTTTAGTATTAAAGAATTATAGCATACGATATCCAACAGAGGTTGCTTGGGATGTTACCACTTTTATACCATATAAATTCTCTATTAGTTGTAGCTGGGAAGTTGTTTATCCTTGTAATAAGTTGCCAGTTAATAATTGCATAAATAAAGACGATCCAAATAAAATATTCTTTAAGGGGGATCAAGACATTAGCCAAGGAAGTAAGTATTACACTAAGAATAAATAAGGTAAATTATGGCCAAATCAATTAAATATTCTAACATGGAGGGGCGATCATATGTCCCACCAACTAGCAGGTATGCGACTTCATTAGTAATATTTTATGATGGAAAGATGACTTATCCAATTTACAGGAAGAAAAAAGCAACTTTTAATCACCACGATAAGCATTATGAAATAACCAAGGAAGTAGAATTTAGACCAGACTTGGTTTCTTCCAAAGCTTATGGTGCGCCTGATTATTGGTGGAAGATTATGGAAATGAATGGCATGAAAGATATTTTAGAATTTAAAGCTGGTAGGAATATTGTCCTGCCTGGCAGTTCATTAATGTTTTAAGGAGAAATATGGCAGACCCACCAGCACCACCGATAAAGCCGAGTTGTGCTTATCATTTTATAGACCCAAACTTCCCGCTTGTGTGCGATGTTGATTATGAAAAAGCCTATTGTTGTCAACCTTCGCCTGAGTTCGATACTGGCAATTTCGTTGAATGTACTGACGGCACTTGTTTAGTCGGATTCCCTTTTGGTGGTGGTCAGTTCATGTCATTTCCAGAAGAAAATAGTGAGGGTGCGCCGATGCTAAAGACAGCATTGGGCGGCACTACCATGTCTGCATGGGCAAGAATAGCTTTCCAGCAATATTGCGGTGATGACGAATACCCACCATCAACGGCTGAAACAATCGTAACAATGGGTAATATTTCACAGCCATGTAATCCTGAACAATGTAAAGCTGTTATCAAAACTTTTCAATATGGCTGGGGAACTACTGACCAGGGCAACAGAGTAAGAGTTACCATTATGGATCAAAAAGGAAGTGAATTTCAGGAATGGGTTCAGAGAATGGGTATTAACCCCGAAGCTGACTCTACGCCAATTCAAGGTAAGTATCGCATGAAGGTTCAATGGGGTTGGTATGTAACTGGTGGTGCGCCAGAAGATATTTGCGGCCAGCCACCACAAGATTTAGGTGATCCAGGGTGTGGGTTGAATGATGGGTTTTTAACTGATACTGGACACCTCATACCCAAAGCACCGCCACCACCAGGCTTTAATTCTGCTTTTATCATCTGTAGTCCAGTATTATATTTCTTAACAGATTGGGTTAATGCCCACTATGAACAAGGTAAATTTATATACGAAGTAGAGGGAACAGATACATTGGTTCGTGGGCAAGAACAGATGATACAGCAAGTCTTCGGGACAGATCAAAAAGAAATATATTTTACTAAAGCTGTTGAATTACTTGGTAGAGTATCTTTCCCACAATTTAGGGTAGAATTTAAAGCATTAGATAAAAATGGCGATGTTGTAGACATGGAATTTGTAACACCAGATAACGATACTAAGTGTAGGGAGTTTTCTGATGATGGTTTTGCTGATTGCCTTGGGTATGGTCCTTTAAAAGTTTTTTATCCAAATACAAAACCACCTTTGGCCATCATACATGAATGGCTAAATCAAGGTGTGCTGGCAAGGGATTTAACAGGCAAGGTTACTAGCAATAAGATGAGGGTGGGTATCACTATGAACTATGATCCTTCTTATAAGTTTATACCCAATGGTCAACCAGGCGGAACCAATGACCCTTGTGCTGTGTGTAGTTCAGATCAGCCACAATATGGAAGATTAATTTTATGGGCTAACGCTATCCCTTACTGTCAATCTAACTACAACGATGCAGAAATTAATAAGAGATTAAAGGCGGTCTATATTGTAAATGGAGGTAATTGTTCACCAGTGTTGTCTTTTGCTCCTAGTTTTAGATGGCATGTGGCAGCGGCACAGAGAACAGCGGGTAATACAACTCCAATTGTGGGAACGAACGTTGATACAAGACAGGGATATTTCAGGGCAAATTGTCCTATTGCTTCATCTCCTGGGTACACAAGAATGGCAACAGTTACAGCAACACAAGAAACTTCAAAAACAAGAAGTCCTTCTCTTCAGACACAAGAATCTACATTCCACCACATTATGGCTAACTTAGGTATTGGAGCTATTGAAGCGGATTTAAGGGTACAAGGTGATCCTGCTTTCTTCCTATGCAGTCCAATTGAAGGGATGGGTAGATGTGTAGGGATAGTATTTGTAAACCCATTTTTCTTGGAAGACGATCCTAACAATCCTGTTAAGGGTTGTCCTGGTTGGCTTGCTGGTGATCCAGATGAAGAAAATGCAGACCTTAAGGCTAGTATCAATAAGTTACTTACCAACAAGGGATGGTTCATATTTGGGGTAGATCATCAAATTAAAGATGGGCAATATATAACTACTTTAAAACTTAAGCTTGTAGCTCCTGCGGCTGAATTAAATCAGGCTGGGTCTATTACAAATCTTGGTGCGTGGGATGGTTCAAGTCCAGATGAAGGCACACCTGTACCCTATGGCGGTAGATTTGGTTGTTTGGATAAGGTTGTATCAGGTAATGCTGGTGTATCTTGGGGCAATCAGCCAGGAACACCACATTCGGCTTGCGGCTTATTCGTTGGTGGTGGCACAGCCTGTTCAGAAAATTATTTAGTTGTTCCTGGGGGAGATTTACCGCCAGATTAATTAGGAGGCAAATGGAAAGACCTAGAAATTTAAAAGATCACATAAAAACAATATATAATCTGCTTGATAGGCATGAGAAGAGGTTAAGAGAAACCAATTTTCAGTCTAATTTTAAGAAGATATTCAAAAGAAAAATTAATTTCATGCACCAAATAAATGCATATCGCGGTATGCATTTAGCTTTGTGCGTAGATACCCGTGATCCATTAAAACAGAACAGAGTCAAATACTTCAGTCCAATTTTGCACACTGGTTTAAAGTTTAGCCAGAAAGCTTTATTCGATGGACAGCCTGGAGAGTCTCTAGCTACTAAAATAAGCCAACTTGATTGGGCGTGGCCAATTTCCTCGATGGGTGGGTTTGATGACTGCGGCTTAAATTGGGTTCCACCACCAGGGTCTATGTTATGCTTAACATTCTTGCATGGCGACCCGCAGATGACTTTTTACATAGGAAGCACTTGGTATCGAGATAAGGGACCAATTCAACATGATAATTGGAATACACATATCCAAGAGTATTACAAGATATGGGAAGGGCATCGTTCTGGTTACATGGTAGGACCGAATGATGAATCACAGATTTATGCGCATAATAACACCGATAACTACCAGGGCTATGACGTAGACACACAAACAGATATAGAATTTTCTCCAGATTCGGTTACTAAGACTACTTGGCCACATCAATACAGTATATCCACACCAGATAAGCACCGCGTTATTATGGATGACGGTGATCCAAAATGTAATAGAAGATGGAAAAGATTAGAAGTAATATCCAGCATGGGCAATCTTCTTCTCATGAAGGACGACCCATATCATCCATGCGGCGAATGGCTTAATCCACAATGCTTTATTTCTTATGTTGATGTAGTGCCAAAAATTTGCGCTGTGTCAATGACAATTTATAGTGATCCACTCAACAATATAATAAAATTCGTTCCAACTGATATACCTTACACTTGTCCACAAGGTCCAGAAAATTGTAATACAATTCCAGAAACTCCAAGTCTGACAGTAGATCAAGAGTATGTTGGGGATGGCACTTTCTCCTTTCCGCCAGGTGGCGTGACAGGTGTTGGATATGGTGGCATTCGCATCCCTGTCGTGGTAGGGAGAGAAGATTGGTGTCCACCACAAACACCATTTCCTGACGTTGTTTTACCAGAAATACCGAAAGACTGTTTGCACGGCATTATTGACGGTCTAACCGACTTTTGTTTTAAATTCAACAACTATGGCAAAAACAAGTATCAAAAACATCGACATGACTGTTACCCATACTATTGTCAAGATTGCGGGTTAAATCAGTCGGGCATTCAAGTTCGTTCTCGTTCAGGGGCCACTATAGTATTTGATGATTCTGTGGAGGAGCCAAGGGAAAAGCCAGAATGGGAACGAACTTTGAAGCCTTTTGATTATGACGGTTGCACAGGCAGATTCAAAGGACGAACTTACTGGCGATCAGCAACAGGTCATTATATTGAAATGGTTGACTATGAAGATCAGCCACATTTACGAAGTAAGCGTAATGGTATTAATATCGTTACGGCTTGCGGCAATCAGATATGTCTTAACGATGAAACATTGCCAGGTTGTATCGCTGGTCCATTGCGTGGTATTCACATGAAGAGTACCGCCAATCATACTTTTGACATGGTTGACGAACTTAATAAACAATGCAGTGCTGACCGTAACGGTTGTTCTAAAACTGGTCCTTACGCAAAGAAAGCATTCGTAAGACTTCGAAGTGGTTATGGAATAACCGTAACTTTATGCGATTTCCATGACCAGACTAAGACTGACCAGCAGTATTTCCAAATTATGTCACCTCAAAAAGACAATCTTATCCGTGGTCCACATGTTCTCCATATGCAAGAACGCCTACACGGGCCAGGACAAATCTTCTTGCGTGCTGGTGGAGATTATATTGTTTATTCCTATGATAAATTTGTGGAAGTGGTTGGTGAAGAAAAGGATAACCCATCCGACAAAATGGAGTTTATTTCTAAAAACAAGCTAGTCAGTGTTAAAGATGTATATTATAACAGATGTGGTACAGCAGTTTTTTGGGCAGATGATTATATATTCTTACTGGCTGGAAAGGATTGCGAGCCACAAAACCCTGTTGGACAGGGGCAGCCTTGTGTATATCCAGTTGTAGTAGCTTTCCAGCAAATTCCTGAGTATGTTTCTGCTGTTACGGGACTTAAAGCAAGCGAACATGTGTTTGCTTCTGCGCTGCATGAACCAGAACCGTGTGAAGGAATAGCCAGCGATTGAGGACTAAATGAGATACAAAGGCATAGCTTATCCACTTATTAAACACCCGCAAGGGTTTTTCCATAATGCCGCATTAGATGTAACACAAATAAAATCTAGTATTGCAACGATAATATTGACAGAACCAGAGGATAGAATATTTGTTCCTTATTTTGGCGTAGGATTAAAAAGGGTCAATTTCAATGCACCTATAGAGATGGTCAAAAGTGAACTAAAAGTGAAAATAGCTAGTGCTATTAAAAAATGGGAAACAAAGGTTCAAGTTGAAAACATTCTTGTGGAGTTGGCCAGAAATGAAGAAAATAAATTGATAATTAAAATCACTGTTTTATTTATTGATCCTATTAACGTGAACAATGTTGAAAGTTTAACAGTTTATAAGTCTCTTGGAGGAATTGATGGCAGAAACATGCCCTTTTGATGTAACACCATTGGCTGTACCTAGATTTGTAAATAATTTACCTGTTTACAGTGTAAATTACACCAATCAGGATTTTTCTTCTATTAGAGCCAGAACATTAGATTTACTGAAGGCTAATTTTGGTGAAGATTTTAATGATATAGGTGAGTCTTCATTGGCCATAATGTTAATTGAATGTTGGGCTGCAATGGCAGATATGTTGTCATTCAAAATAGATCAGTTAGCTAATGAGCTTTACATTGATACTGTTACTGAATTAGAAAATGCTTTTCGACTAGCTAAATTAGTTGGTTACAAACCAATGCCACCGCTGCCAGCCAAGGCAATGTTCTTTGCTAGAGTTAACAATGTTTACTCTCAGGATTTAATCATAAGAGCGCCAATAACAATTAACCTGGATGGTTTGGGATTTGATGTTGCCTACGAACTATTCGCATCTGATGGGAGCAATAACCCCGTGTTTGATACTAATATAATCATCCCTGCTGGTGCAATGTTTACTGAGGCTGTTGTAGGGCTAGAAGGAATGTCAAGAAGAACAATATTTAAAAGCACGGGCAAATCAAACCAAATTTTTACCATTCCTTTCGAAAACGTATTTTTTGGTTCAATTAAGGTTACAATTAATGATACGCCTTGGACTGAGGTAGATCATTTTACAGAATCGCGCCCAAAACTTGAATACATGGTGGAATACGATGCTTACTATAAACCATCTATAATATTTGGCGACAATAAAGCTGGACTGGTTCCACAGCCTGATTCAGTCATTAAAGCTAGTTTCAGACTTCCAAACAAATCAACCACTGAGATTGTCAGTGGCGCTTTTGACACAAAGGTTTTTGCTGCAATACCTGGAATATCCAATGATATTATTGTAAATGTTAAAAATTATACAAAAAGCGAATACGGTTATCCTGGTGACACCATAAACGATATCAGGAAAAAACTTCCAGCTTACTTAAGAACACAAAACCGTGCTGTCACTGGAGCCGACTACAAATATTTAACAGACAGTTTTGCAACATCATACGATGGCGTCGTTGGTAAGTCTAATATATCATTGAGAAATCATGGATGTGCAGGCAACGTAATCGACATTATAATATTAGCGCAAACAGGTAATTACAGATTAGTTAAAGCTGGGGATAACCTAAAGACTGCGTTAATTCAAATGCTCAATGACAAAAAGACTTTCACAGATCATTTGTGTATCAAGGACGGCGAAGTGTTGTATGTTGATATAAATGTTAATGCTAATTTAAACAAAAAAATGAAAAGATTTGAAAATGAAATAAGAAATAAGATAACTGAAAAACTAGAGCAATATTTCGATCTAAACAAGTGGGAGTTTGGATTGCCTTTGAAAGAAAAAGACATGATAAAAAACTTATCCGCAGTGAAAGAAGTTAATCACTTTGACATATCTTTCATAACCAATAAATCCGTAGATGGCAGCACGGTTTCCGAAAACATAGTAACAGTAAAACATAACGAAATCATAAGACCTGACAACATCAATATAAACTTTACATATGAGGCAGGAGATAGTTGATAAATTATATAAGGGATGTGGATTCCCCAAAGACAGATGATAATGTTGGGTTTACCTTGGAAACATATAGTGACGAAGGTGTGTTAAAAAATCCGTACACGGTAGAGCAGGTAGTCATATATCACATTGAAAGAAGTTCGCGCGGGAATGAAAGATTTCTTGAAGTAGCAGAGTGGGAAACCAATGACTTGTTATCGAGAAGCAAGAAAGCGGCCAAAAGAACATATTACTCAGATGCTAAAATTGTATTAGAAACCTTAAAGCCTTTATGGAAGTCGGGCAATAAGAACTTGATTGTTAATTTAATAGAGAACAAAAAAGTAATAGAAGGTAAATTCCTGTTTTTCTGGCACCCTAAAGGGATGAGAGAAGGAACTTATCTCATCAGTTGGAATTGGAGAAATAAAGAAAATGGGCCGCTGCAAACAGGTCAAAAACTCTTTACTCTTTATCCAGCCGCAGAAAAAATAAACAGCATTTATCGACACTTTGCTCCAAGGCAGAAATACAATTTCTTATTCGACAAGTACATTCCAGCGATGTATCGAACTAAAACAACTACGGAAGATATGACGCCCGAAACACTTGTTAAGTTCAACAGAGCAATTGCTCAATTCTTTCTAGATTTAGACGATTTGGCAGTAGGTTTGGTTGACCTAATAAGCCCCACATTCATACCAGACGGTTTTCTGCCAGCTTTGGCAAATTTCTTCAATCTCCAACTCACATCTAATAGTGTTGCTGCTTGGCGAAACCAAGTGAAGCATGTGATGACTTTATATAAGAAAAAAGGAACTTTAAATGGTTTAAAAGAGGCGTTAGACAAATCGGGCGTCAGATTATTAAAGTTAACTAACTTGTGGCAAGTTATATCACCTTATACTTGGACAGATGGCTTTGTGATTAGTAAAGATATGCAGGACGGCATATTGGGATATCTAAGTAAAAAACCAATGAGCCAGGATATAGAAGTATCAATTAAATCAGTGGAGAAAAACGAATATTTTACTCTGCCCAGCAGTATTATATCTCTACAAGAAACTTTAATACCAGAACCAAAAATAGCAGTAGTCTGGCGAGGAGACGCTCAGCAAGAGCCAATCAATCTATTTAAAGGGGATGTGGTCAAGGTTAAATATAATTATAACAAAATTCCAGAAGATGCTAAAACAATAGAAAGCTATATACAAAGTCTGCCATTGGCTGACCAGCGGGATGAGACGAAGGTGGTTTACCCACTTAAAAACTGGAATGTCAAGTTAATTGAAGAAGACGATCCATTATTTGATTTACTTATTCCAGAGAGACATTCATTCCATAATCCAGTCACTTTTGGCAAAATTAGGACCACGTTCCTGTATAGTGAAAAAGCTTTTAATATGGACACATACAATGGCAGTCTGTATAACTCTAATAATCCGTGCGACGTGGATAAAGATTTTGTAGACCCGTGTAGTGGTGGGCAAAGCAGTAAGTTTAACGTTCACCTTGAATTTGAAAAAGTTAGCGATGAAAAAATAGAAGAAGCTAAGGAAACAATAATAGATTATTCTCCGTTTCATGCGGTTTTACATAATATGAAAATAACCAGTCGAACGACTGATTTTGTGGTTCCTGTAGAAAAAATTAGGAGTGAAATCAAGAGTAAAAATTCCAATACAGGTGATAATATAAAATGCTTTGAAGCTATTTATTGTCAAGTAATGTACAAGGATGGTAGAACAGAAAACGGAAGATTAGTTTAGGAGAATTATGACAGATTTAATTAAGCCAAAAGGTTTTATAGAAGCTAGGATAACGTATAAAGACACTGGCAGGACTGAGATACTCAGATTCAACAATAGTATTTTATCTGCTGGCAAGGAATACTTGGCTGGCTGTCTTTTAGATGATAGTCCCAAGAAGTATGTTAGCCATATACTCTTTGGGGATAGTGGAACTGCTAATGGCACTCCGAAAGAAATTTCTCCATCCCAAGATAAACTTTTCGGAGTAACAAGGATCAAGAAGCCAGTAATTGCTCAACTTGACCCTGAAATGCCAACTCAAGTTATTTTTAGCGTAATTATTACCGACAATGAAGGTAATGATTTCCCTTTAAATGAAATGGGATTAGAATTATCCGATGGTACTCTTTTCAATCTTTCAACTTTTGCTGATTTGAACAAAACAGATCAAATGGAGATTGCCTGGAGTTGGTTTATTTGTTTCGTTTAATAGTATGACTAATTTATATAAATACAAACCCTTAAAATTTGGGTTTATAGTATTGTGTCCAAATTTAAATTTGGGCCATTTGACTAATACCATTAGCTCTATAAATATATATTTTCCAGACGCTAAAACGGTTATTATTTTACCCAACAACTGTAAAAAAGAAGATTTAGATACAGCATCTAGCTTCAAGAAGAGTTACAAGGGTGGTAAAACAATAGCTGCAATGATTAATGCTGGCATGGCACACACCCTCTGTGACGAGTGGAATTTTATACTCTTCTCAAAAGGCTGGATCAGAAATAGAATAGACATTAAGTATTCCTATTTCGTAGAAAACGAGCAAGATATTCTATTCCCGATCATCAATCGCAACCTTACTTTCGCTTATTCAGACATGAACGGACTCTTTATCCACAAAAAATCTTTTCAAGACATTGGCGACTTTCCTGACGTGGACCCTTTAGATTCAAGTAAAATAATTTGGGCAAGTAATGCAATACAAAAAGGATACAAGTTCAAGGGACTTGTCGGTGCAAAACCATTCTAAACTAGACCATAGATAAAGTGCCAGCGATTATTACCCATGTGTAAGCCGCAATCCACGTCCTTTAAATATTTGTATAAATCATCCCAACAGCCAAACATAAACTCATGTGGAATAAAGCCATAATACCACAGTGGAACAAATTCTTTCCCCTGCGGGCATACTAACAACGTCGGTTTTTTGGCGTTGTTGCTATTGATAATTTCGTGATGGGTTCCACAGGTGGGAACTTTGTAGGGCAGATAGGCAATTATGAAGTCTGCACGATCCACCATTGCCAGGTCTTTTCTGACAAAGCCTTTTGCAATTTTAACTATGGTATCGTAATCACGGGTGTCCCGCGCCTGGTAAAGATCGTCAGCAAAGATTTGCTTTGGATCGGCAAAAGGATCAAACATGTCAATTTTAAACCTTCTCGTCAGAATCCGTTTAGGTTCATCTCGCCAGTTATGCCCATGAGTGTCATTCTCAATTGGGCCAGACAAGTAGCATCGCCTGCCAGCAAGATATGTTTTTTTCTTTGTCTTTTTGGTTGTAGCCATTTGTAATCTCCGAAACTATAATAAATAACCAGGAGAAAATAAAATGTCAAGTAATGAAGAGTTTTTTGAGAAGATTGATAAGGTTTTGGAACGCGCGCCTGAAAATCGACACAGTTTCTACCAGTTGAAGTATTTCGTATTAGGCAAAGAGCCTACCACACAAGCACAACTATGGCAATGTCTAAAAGAACTTCAGTCAAGAAAGGAAACTATCGAGACACTAACCCTGCAAATCGAAGACACTAAGGACGAAATCGAACTAATCAAAATAGACCATGAAAAGTTCTATTCCGATACGGATTTAACTTATCAAAATACAAAGTTAAACGAGATTTGCAAGCGTGAACAGGTAATAAAGGCAAGAAGACTAAAAAGGAAAGTAGAATCCCTTTTAAACAACATAGATAAGATGCAAAAAAAGCTAGAGTTTGAAATTCAGGAAGCGAAGTTCTTTCTTCAGGCATTTGAAGCTTTAGAGAAAGTAGAACAACTAAAAGATTACGACAACCATGAAGCACAACAGGAATTTTGGGAAGCAAAGATTTCAGAAGAAATTAATTTGAGGATTTTGACCAAACAGCCATTGCCATCTGATTTACTTAGAACAGCGTTATCTTTGCATGAAAAATCTGGAGTAAAGGCACAGGTAATTAATCTTTTAGAAGGCTGTAAAGCTCAAATACAAGTTGCATGTGAAAAGGAGAATAATGTCCGAAAACAAATTGACAATCAATAAAAGTTCAACGCCAGGCCATTTATCTGTTTTCCCGAAGGCAAAAGACACTCCGTTTAACCTACACTATGCGACAAATAAGGCTCAAGATACGCTCAGATATACATTACCAGCCAATGGTAAATACATAGTTTTAGATAATGCAAGCAGTTTCCCAAATAGTGGCATAATCAAAATTACACCACCTAATTCAGATACATTGCTTGGAATCAATGAAGTGGTTTTTTATGGTAAAAAAATTGGGGATCAGTTGCATTTATTACACAGAGGTTACAACGGCACTTCTACGCACACATGGCCAACAGGAAGCAAAGTTACTTGCCCATTAATGGCAGAACACCACAACGCAATTAAAGACGCCATTATTCAGATTGAAAAGAAAATAGGATTAAAGGAAAATCCAAGTGACGACTCAATTAATGGAATTTTAAATTATATAGAAAACAAATGGCTAGCCCCAAAACCAGTGTTCAGGGGCTACCCACGAATGGGTGCAGCACCTTTAATTGTAACTTTTCATAATTTCTCAACAGGCTATGGTGGTAGATATTTGTGGGACTTTGGAGACGGAGAAACAAGTAACGAAGAAAATCCTATTCACACCTACTCGACCGAAGGTAAATTCACAGTACGATTAACCATGACTTCTGTTAACCAAGGTCAAGGCTTAACAGAAAAAGCTGACTACATAGAGATAAATAACAATCAACTCCCTTCGTTCTTTTATGTAACTCCACTTCAGGGCAGCATAGATACTGAGTTCTCTTTCGTAGACCAAAGTGACGGGGATATAGTTGAAAGACATTGGTTTTTTGGGGATGGGGTAGATATCACAGTAACTAACCCAAACATTCATAGCGTTACCCACAAATACAGTAAGAAAGGTAATTACGCCCCATCCTTGATACTCAGATTGTCAGATAACAAAATTAAGAAGGTAGTATTACCAGAAGGAATAAATATAGTATGACGAACCTACCCCAAGGCAGTTATTATCCAGAACACTTAGACAATGATGAAAATTTATACTTGGTACATGATGGATTAAGAGTGCCATTAGGGTTCGACTACCATCCTGGCAGCAATATGATATTAGCTGACGGCGATATTAGTAAATTCCCACCATCTGGAATCATAACCTTGGTTGAACAGCACAATTCCCCAAAAGAACGAGCAGTATCTTTGTATTATGGGGCTAGAACTAATAGAGAATTCACCAATTTAGAGCTATTGCCAGATTCCATTGATTGTGTGAAGCCTAAAAAAATCACAACGATAACTCTTCAGGCAATGGCAAATCACAGAGAGGCATTAAAAGAAGCTATTTTGTCTATAGAAAAATTCTTAGGCACAAAACATTCAGTTGAAAGTGAACCCAAGACTGGAACCATATTTGGAAGATTGAACTTCATGAAAAAAATTCTATTCTCTCCCAAAGCATGGTTCGAAGTAGATAGATCAATAGGTGCAGCACCATTTACAACAAGGTTTGTCTTCACTGGCTCTGGTAACGTAGGACCAGTTGGCAATGTCACATATGAATGGAAATTCAACGATGAAGAAATAACAACATTTGAGCCATTTGTTGAGAAAACATTCATTAACTCTGGAGATTATACTATCTCACTCACTGTTAAAAACTATTATGGGGAAGATACGGTTACTTTTGTCGATATGGTTAAAATCAAAGGCCAAGCTCCTGACCAAGCCAGTATAAAATTCTTGCCGTTCGAGAACCAAATCCACCTGGATGATATCATCCCTAAAATTCGTACTCCAGTTAACCAACCTGTATTAATTGAAATTCCACAAAAATCTGTTGAAAACAATAAAAAAACCTTTGCTGGCGAACTCATAGACCCAAAAACAAATAAAGCAACAGATTCTGTTACAAGTTATACCTGGAACCTGAGCGATGACCTACCACATGCGAATGCTCATAAAACAAAGGCGCTTTTCACAGTCGGAGGCTTTCATGATTTGGTAGTGCGGACAGATACTGGCTTAGGTGCTTACAGAATAACAACTTACGAAAACGCTATAGATGTTGTAGAGCCGACAAATTTATGGATTTGGAGTAATGAGAATAAGCAAAGAATCAGGTCTTATGAGTTTGGCTTAGTTAGCGAAGTATTGAAAACATCAAATAATACTTACGCTTTAAGATCAAGTGATAAATTCATTGAGGACAAACCAGAGAACCAGAGACAAATATTTGAATTTTGGAGGAATAACGGAGTAGCCAAGAAGGACAACCTTAAATCTGGAGAAGGTGGTGAATGTTTACTGTTTTGGGCGAGCGGAAGGACCATAGCGGACTTACCTGCCGAAGAACGTATACATTTTTCAACCTACAATGGATTTAGCGATCATTACAAGATTGAACATTCTCTTAACAGACCTTGGAATTGGGCGGCGCTGGCATCCAGCAAGGACATATACTTTATATGTGGATCACCAACAACCGAGCAATTACCTACGTTGTCATTGACTAACAAAACAAAAACCACATATAACATTGCAGCGGAGATTAGCGATAATGATACTCTTGAGTACAGCAATTTCAAAAATGGCGCACATGACCTGATAGTTAATCCTGGTGTATTTGATTCAAAATACGACGCTGCACATGGACATTATTCTGCTTACAGAACGACTTGGAAAGACGACGTTGGTTATATAGTAAGAACTGTTGGGTTGGGAGAACACTTCGCATTTCAGAGTTTCTATAAGACAGAAGGTACGCTGGGCCTGCCGTTCAGGAATATAGTCAAACTTCCAGATATGCCTGGGGATGGGAATAAAGAAGGTTCTTTAATTGGTTTGAATAATGGAATTTATTTCTTTAATAACGCTGGTGGCTCTTATTGCTTCAATACTACTAGCGGCACTTGGGAACTGGTTAATTCCCATAATAAAATAGCGAGAAGTGATTTAAACAGTTTGTTGGCTGCGTCTGATTTGGAATCAAAAGCATATATAAGCATTGAAGATACAGCATTCTTTAAGTTCAATGAACTAGATATGTCCTATGTCACTTTCAGTCAAAGCCCTATAAATAAACAGTGGTTAATGACAATTTTTTAATATATAGTATAAAGGAGTAGAAGTGCCGCGAGGGATACCGAAACCAGTATATCCGATTGCTCTCGATTCAGATTACACGCTGTTCAACGTAAAAAACAGTACGCAGGCCACTTTGTCCAAAAATTTAGAAAGACTAGACGATTTAATCAACATCGTTCCTCAAGATGCTAATTCAGTAGAAATATGGCCTGAAAACGGTTTCGTAACTATCGCTGACGAATTAATTTATTATGACGCAGTAAATCTTAATGAAGATGGAAAAGTAGACCAGTTAAAAGATTGTATCCGTGGGGTGGAAGGTGAGCCACAGTCCTATTATGAAGGCACATCAATATACTCAAATGTAGTGGCACAGACCCACAACCAATTAGTAGATGCTGTCATGGCAATTGAAGATGCAATAGGTGATATTGGTGATGTATTAAAAGTAGGACCACAACTTAAAACTCAACAAAACGTAAGAAAGAACTTATTGCCTCTACAAGTTCAGAAAACTAATGCATTAGCAGCTAGTCCAGATGCCTTACATGCAGCCCCACTCACTTCATCAATCTCTTCAATGGTAGGATGCTGCCCACAAGTGGGTGATGACGCCTGCCCTGACGTTGAATTTGAATTTAATAACACTGGTGGCCTAGCTGAATATTGTATTCGAATTTTTGGTAATTATCTTTCTTTTGAACTTGATTTTGGTGACGGATTTAAAGAAAACACTCAGCTATCTGGAGTTCATCAATACATAAGTGCTGGGCCATATAACCCTACTGTAACAGTTTGTGCGGCTAATTGTTGTCTAGTACAAAGCCCAATGCCACCAAACGAGTTCTGCTGCGGCATTAATCTACCAAACCCGTCTGTACCATTTGTGGTTCATATTCCTGATATACCAGCGTTTCCACAGTTTATAGCTCCAAAACAAATATGCCCTGGACCACTATTAAATTTGCCACCTATTTTATTACCAGAAGTAAACTTGTGTCCTTCACAGATATCAATGTCACAAATATCTTGTTGTATATCTGTAATTGAAGCATGTAAAACACCACAAGTTATACAAATAGTTAGTCCATGTAAAATCAGCGTAATATCACTAGAAGGATGCCATTTACCTAGCGTTATATCCTTGGTTGGCTGTTGTATGCCAAGCATCGTATCCTTCGACGTAGTTATAGATTTGAGTATCGAACCAGTGTGCTTCTGCGAACCACCTAGCTTTGCCCCTATTAGTTTCGAGCCTATATGCTTCTGCAAACCGCCAAGTTTTGATGTGATTGGCTTTGCACCATTCCCAAGCTTTGACAGAATATCATTCGATGTGGCCGTAGGACTAAGCATAGAACCTATTTGTTTCTGTGAGCCGCCAAAGTTTGACGTAATTAGTTTTGCACCATTCCCAAGCATGGAATCTGTAAGATTTAGCATAATACTAGATGTGAGCATGGAGCCTATATGCTTCTGCCAGCCACCGAAGTTTGATCCTATATCAATGCAATTAAACTTAAGCATGGAGCCTGTATGCTTCTGCGAACCGCCAAGCTTTAGTTTAATTAACTTTGCACCATTCCCAAGCATAGATAGAGTGTCTTTTGATGTGGCTGTAGGACTAAGCATAGACCCTATATGCTTCTGCGAACCGCCTAGCTTCGCCCCTATTAGCTTTGCTCAGTTCCCAAACATCCAACCAGTATCATTTGATGTAACTATAGACTTAACCCTGGAACCTGTGTGCTTCTGCGAACCGCCTAGCTTCGCCCCTATTAGTTTCGCGCCATTCCCAAACCTAGATAGGGTATCGTTTGATGTGGCTGTAGGACTAAGCATAGAACCTATTTGTTTCTGTGAACCGCCAAGTTTTGGCGTGATTAGTTTCGCACCATTCCCAAGCATAGAATCTGTAAGATTTAGCATAATACTAGACGTGAGCATGGAGCCTGTGTGCTTCTGCCAGCCGCCGAAGTTTGACTGTATAAGCTTCTGTTCATTGCCAAGCTTCGCTCCTATTAGCTTTGCCCCGTTACCAGTGTTTGATAAAATATCATTCGATGTGGCTGTAGGGCTAAGCATAGAACCTATTTGTTTCTGTGAACCGCCAAAGTTTGACTGTTTAAGTTTCTGCAATGTGCCAAGCTTCGCTCCTATTAGTTTCGCGCCGTTACCAGTGTTTGATAAAATATCATTCGATGTGGCTGTAGGGCTAAGCATAGAACCTATTTGTTTCTGTGAGCCGCCAAAGTTTGACTGTATAAGCTTCTGCAATATGCCAGAGTTCGCCCCTATTAGTTTCGCCCCATTGCCTGTGTTTGATAAAATATCATTCGATGTGGCTGTAGGGCTAAGCATAGAACCTATTTGTTTCTGTGAGCCGCCTAGCTTCCAGTGTATTAGTTTCTGTCCACCACCAGATTTTAAGTGTATTAGTTTCTGTCCACCACCAGCGTTTGCTCCTATAAGTTTCGCGCCGTTGCCAGTGTTTGATAAAATATCATTCGATGTGGCCGTAGGGCTAAGTATCGAGCCTATTTGTTTCTGTGAGCCGCCAAAGTTTAATTGTGTAAGTTTCTGTGAACCTCCTAGCTTCCAGTGTGTGAGTTTCTGCAATGTGCCAGCAATCAGCTTTGCTCCATTCCCTGTTATACCTCCTGTCAAATTTGATGTGGTTGTGGATTTGAGTCTGGAGCCTATTTGTTTCTGTGAACCTCCTAGCTTCCAGTGTATTAGCTTCTGTCCACCACCAGATTTTCATTGTGTAAGCTTCTGTCCACCGCCAGCGTTTGCTCCTATTAGTTTCGCGCCGTTACCAGTGTTTGATACAATATCATTCGATGTTGATGTAAACGTAAAAATAAGCCCTATTTGCTTCTGTGAACCTCCTAGTTTCCAGTGTGTAAGTTTCTGTGCATTTCCAACAGCGCCACCAATTAGCTTTGCTCCATTCCCTGTTATATCTCCTATCAAATTTGATGTAATTGTGGATTTAAGTCTGGAGCCTATTTGTTTCTGTGAACCTCCTAGCTTTCAGTGTATAAGTTTCTGTCCACCACCAGTGTTCCCATGTATTAGTTTCTGCATACCAGAAGATTTATGTATTAACATCTGTGTACCGCCAAGTTTCCCATGCATAAGTTTCTGTACGCCGCCAAGTTTCCCATGCATTGACTTCTGTGCGCCGCCAACTTTCCCATGTATCAGTTTTTGTCCACCACCAGTGTTTGATAAAATATCGTTGGATGTTGATGTAAACGTAAAAATAAGTCCTGTTTGCTTCTGTGCGCCGCCAAGTATTGATTGTATTAACTTCTGTACGCCACCAGCTTTCCCATGTATCAGTTTTTGTCCATCACCAGTGTTGCCATGTATTAACTTCTGTCCACCACCAGTATTTCCATGTATTAACTTCTGTGCGCCGCCAAGTTTCCCATGCATAAGCTTCTGTGCGCCGCCAAGTTTCCCATGCATAAGCTTCTGCCCACCACCAGTAATTTCAGTTGATTGGGGTACACCACCAGTTGTAACTGTACAAGTTGTATGCCCATCTACATCAATGGCTTTTGCGGCTGCACCACCAATGACTGTTGCACCAAACAGACGACAAATGACGCAGGAAATTGATGATGATAATTTGGCTATTAACTTAAGTGAATTATTGCCTTCTGAAATTAAGTTGGTAGTACCTAAAATTAATGATATAAAGGTAATGCACGACATACCTCAAGAGATTTTCTTAAGAGGAAACTTACCAGAGGAAATTAAAGTTATAGGGCCAAGTCAGCCTATACCAGATACGATCCTTATTCGTGGGGATATTCCAAAGAGTATCGAGATAGTTCATAATCTACCAGAGAGAATTATACTTGATGCAAAAGATGTTCCTCGTAAAATTTTGGTCGAACCTGCACCTAATTTCCCTACTTCTATTAAGTTAGAAGTAACAGGAATGCCACAGACTCTCCAGGTTACAGGCATACCAAAAACTATAGAAATCATTGAAAATATTCCAAGAACTATTCAATTAGTAATGCCTGAGAATCCAGAAATCATGATGCGATGGAACGGGGTGCCAGTGGAATTAAAACCAAGTCCAGATTTAGAAAAATTGCTGACTAACTTAGTTATTCCACCAAGATAATATGCTAATTAAAAATCACATAAATAAGAATGAATATTGTTTGTCAAGAAGTGGTCATTGGGTCAGGAATTTTACCAAACCTATAATTAAACCTGTTGACATAAATGATATTATGTCTCTAGAAGATATCAAGCTCATTGTAGAGAATGAATTCAAAAACAGTCTCAAAAAATATCCACCTTGGGAAGAAGGCTCGCATGAAAAGGCAATCATAATAGGTGATGGTTATGGATTTGATGAAAGTTTGAAAGCTATTGAAGAACTGCCATCGGATGTAGTAATTATTGGGGTAAACAAAGCGTTTGCAAAATGGCAAAGTCAGCGAAGGTTAAATTATTATGTAGTCAACAACCCATATCAAGAGTGTTTATATTACTATCCGCAGATAATCAGGTCTTGGCCAAAATGCATTGCTTCTACAAGAACTTTCGCCCATTTTTTAGAAGTCTACAAAGGTTCACTATACACTTACTCACCTACGACTGGTGATGTTTATAACGGCCCATTCGCGGAGCATAATAATTTCATTGATGATTATAGAAATCCAGTATGTGCTGCTATAGGAATATGTTACAAGCTTAATGTAAAGAAATTAGCCATTATATCAACTCTAGAAATGTATAATGATGAACGGCCTGGAGTAGATAAAGTAAAGGATGGATTATGGATTTATCCACAACAAAAGGTAGCACATAACTTAATTGACGCTAATTTATATTGGATGCAAAAGGCAAAAATTAATGTAGCTTACACTAACCCTGATCCAGTTTATGAATTTGCTACATATATAAAATTAGCTGGTTTGAAAAGGTTTTTCAATGATGGATAAAAATAATAGGAAGGAACCTAATTTTTCACTAAATGATTTTAGAAAGTGGATGAGCAAACAACGAAAGTTTGAGTCTCGCAAGCCAAAGTACCGTGGGTGCATTGTTGAATCAAAAATAAGTCTTAAAAGACTTATAACCAAGATGGACATTGACCAGGGTGATCTTCAAGAAATGGCAAAGGATTTCAAACGTAGGGGTGGGACCATTCTAGAATGTGATGGCGACAACATATTACTGGTCGAAGTTAGATCAGGAACATTCCGAATACCTAAATTCTTCGTAAATATACTTAGCTCATACGGCGAGTCATAACTTTATTCTTGCTTAGTTTCAACTCGGCAACTCTTGAAATTTCTTTTATTGGGAAATTAATTAAAGGTGAATTCGGAGAAGGTGGGGCAGCAATACCTGCCCTGTGCATACTTTCTCTTAATTCATGGTAATCTTTGGCACTTTCAATCCAAAGTTCCCATTCAATGCGATGTTCGTGGACTACTCTTTCTAACTCTGATCGTTCTTTTATTGGTAAGTCCAAAGCACTTAAATGTTCTAAGCCTGAGAATCTGGATGCTGAGATGTGACAATTTGTAAACATATGACCAATGATTTTAGCATCAGACCTGTTTCTCTTGGCTAGGTAAAGATACAGTTTTTCCATGTTTTTTCTCCAAAATAAGCTTAAACAAAATCTCTAATACCATTTTACTATGATAATCAAAAGGTTCAAGTTGTTTAAATAAACAACCAAAGCTTTCATGTACTAATTTAGTTTTTTCCTGAGATTCTATCATGACAATACCTTTCAATCAATATCTAGAGATTAAGGACAACTATTGCCTATCATATTTTGGTGAAGATAAAGACCTTCTAGCAGAGATACTATGGGCCAGAATGTATATCGAGAATGAATTAAAAGGAATAAAAATATTCATTGCTTGTAAAGATGTTTTCAAAAATGAAATGCACGGCAAAAGAAACATAATTTTAGAGTCAAAAATGAGTGATTTTGCAGGAAAAATGGCTCATACTTGTCATTTGGAAAAAAAAGATGACTTAAAAGCACTTTTAGTTAATGCAAAAATACCAATTCCTGAAAATTTTTAAAGTACGATTATATATACTCAAGACAGACAGACCAGACTCAAACAAGGAAGAAATTAAATGAGTGTTTTTAAAGTACATTTAAATTACCCAGGCAAGCAGGGTTATTTAGATTTTAACCCAGCGACAGCGGCCCCAGGTTTCTTGGGCAATCAGATGCAGCCTTCAAAGCAGCGCACTATGTTCTGCACTGGTCCAAATCGCATCTATCGTGAATTATTTGACGGCCAGGTATTCACGGACTGCAACTATTGGAAGCGTTTTGCTTATCCACAGGTTCCACAGGAAACGGCTTTCATCGAAGTTTTAGTAGATGACGGTAGCATTTTCTCGGATATCCCAGGCGAAAACACCTTCCCGAAGATTTTCTATCCATATACTGTTCTCGATACCGCTACATTCGCAACGAACTTTATCGACATTGTTGGAACATATGGTGCAGCAGCAACATTCGTACAGATGACCAATTTGGGTACTGTTGTTGGCCAAAACATTACTGTTGAGCTAAACGGCGACGTTGGCGCAGTTATGTTGTTAGCCGCAGGCGATACTCAGGTCTTCAATGCAGGTGACTTGGCAGTAACCAAGCTTGCATTTGACGGTACAGTAACAACCACGACCCTACAGATCATTCTAGGTCTAACGGTTCAGTGCAACAGCTAATAAGGACAAATCCGAAAAAAGCCTGTCTCAAAAGGACAGGCTTTTTTTATTTTACTCTATTAGATCATGATACTAGGACTCAAAAAGAAACAAAAACCCACTGAACCTACTTTAAGGGATTTCTACGATAAAAGAAACAAAGTAGTGTTAATTCGCAATTCAAGGGGCATTGGTGACATTCTCAATTGCAGGATGCTGTTCAAAAATTTCAAAAACTTGCATCCAGACCTACACTTGACATTTGCTTGTTTTGAGGAATATGCAGAATTAGTTAAAGATTATCAGTATCTTGATGCCGTGATTGATATAGAAAAACTAAACAAGAATGATTACATGATTTCTTACGATATTAGCAATTGCTGCATCAAGTATGAATCCAGTGAAATGAGTAAAAACACCAAACACCGTGCCGAAATTTGGGCAGAATATTGTGGCATCAAGCTATTGGATCACAACATGTGCCTTCCTTATATTAGCAACAGCATAATAATGGATGGTGTTTTAGCATTACGAGAGCTAAGAAATAGGTCTTTATTAAAGTATAACAAGAATGGTCGAAGCGTATTTTTCTCCCCATTTGCATATGAAAAACTAAGGTCTTTGACTCTGGAACAAATCAATGATACTGTCAAAATGTTGAGACGTAAGGGTTTATTCGTTTATTCTGCCCACAATGAACCTTTGGAAATTTTAAACAACCTGGAAGTGCCTGTGTTGGTTGGGAAAACAATAGCAGATTGGATGAGTTATATTCACGCAGCAGATTATGTTGTAACAGTTGATACTTCTAACTTCCATTATGCAGGAGCGATAAACAAACCACTTACAGGTATTTTTACTCATGTTGACGGCAAGTTAAGGGGTAAATTCTACGACTTTATACTTGTGCAAAAACATAGAGATAACGGTGACTGGCCTTGTGGTGGACCTTGCTACAATTATCTTTATTGTACTCATCCAAAATGCGATGCCCCTGTTACTGGACCAAATAACCAAAGAACTCCATTGGGCTTACGACCATGTGTTACGGAGTTAACACTGGCTGAAATAGAGGCAGGAGTTGATAAAATGCTCTCAAAGTGGCCTATATAATAAGTTATGGCAGATTTAATTAGGCCCACAAAAGTACAGGTAGTAACAAAAGAAGGTGAATGTCAGTTAAATATAACAATAGACCTGAACATTAACATCAACACTGGAACTGTCGAATTGCAGTCTAGTAAAGCTACTAAAACCACTATAGAGAAAGAAGAAGAAGATAAAACGATTTGGGCCATTCCTACTTTTAAATCAGAAGACAAAGTAAAGTTTGGCAAGAAAAAAGAACAGGAGTAATTATGCCTATAGGATTTGATGCGGGAACATATAATCTTGTCTGCTGCACAAGAGACGAGAAGAAAGATTTTGTTTATGACCGAGAAGTGAACGCTTTTCTTGAGATAGCCCTAGAGGATCGGCTTGTTTTTCAAATGATGAAGACAGTGGGAGTGCCATTGATTGAGCGATCAAATAAAGCCTACGCTCTTGGAGAAAAAGCCGTTCGAATGGCTTATACATTGGCTCAATTAGAACTAAAACGTCCGATGAAGGATGGCTGTGTAAATTCAAAAGAACGTGACGCCTACGAAGTTATGAGCATTATGTTACACAGCTTATTAGAAGGTAACGTCAAGAGTAATAATGATGTTCTTTATTTCAGCGTGCCAGCGAACGCCATTAATGAAGAAACAGATGCAGAATTTCATACCAACATATTAGAATCCATTTTCAAAGCATATGAATCTGATGAAGGCTACAAAGTCAAAGCGATGCCAATTAACGAAGGATTAGCATTAGTTTATGCTGAACTTAAAGATGACAATTATACTGGCATAGGTATATCCTTTGGTGCAGGCATGGTTAATTTGTGTTTTGCTATGTTTGGTGTACCAGTTTTCACATTTGCTATTGTCAATAGTGGTGACTGGATTGACAAAATGGCAGCTAAAGCTACAGGGGAAAGTATTACTTTCATCAACCAAGAAAAAACAAAGGTTAATCTAAGTGCTAATCCAGCTAACATTGTGGAAAGAGCAATTCAAACTCAATATCGTATTATGATAGAAAAGACACTTATTACGATTAAAAAGGGTTTAAGTGAAGTTGGCAAGAAAGCTCGCTCTGACAAGCCAGTTAATGTAGTAATTGCAGGGGGAACTTCTCTTCCTGTTGGTTTTGACACACTGTTTAGAGATGTTATGAAACAAGCAGAACTGCCAATCCAGATTGGAAATATAGTTAGACCAAACGATCCATTGTTCAGCGTTGCTAGGGGATGCCTGGTAGCGGCTGAAAATTCTCTACAGTAATTACTTCTTCTTCATTAATTCTGTGGTACTTTGTGGGTAATTCTTCTCAACATGTTTAGTTAATAAGTGTTTAGCAGCAAGGTATGCAGGTAATATTGCCGCTGGACCGCCGATAGTACCACCTGCAAGACCACCTAGTATAGACCCACCCATAGGAATTGCTAACGACAAAAACTTAGAACCAAAACCTTCTCGGCTCTTTTCCTTATTTTCTCTTTGCTCTAACCATGTTTTAAATTCCATAAACTTATATATACCCTAAATTCATTACTTTGAAATTATTCATTCCTCTTGGTAAAAATTGTTAAATATTACATAAATATATTTGCAGCCATTATAATAACCCAAGTTATATGGAATGATTCCATTATATTTGGGCCTCGTTGCTAGACGATAGTAAGGCATTTTGTTAATTAGAAAGGCGAAAGATGAAAAACTATGATTGTGATGTAGCTATACATCCAGAAGGAGAACCTGATGTGGTTGCCTTGGGCAACCAAGAAATTCAGGAAGTGAAAGACATTATTCGGAACGCTGAAAAGGCTGAAGAAGAGTGGCGAAAGAAACTACTTCAAGACTCCTTGGATAACATCCAAGGAGCCTGTGGCTTAAAATCAAAAGAACCCAAGCTTACCTTTGATGACGAATCTAGTGATTGCTGTTTACCAAATTTAAATGGCGCAAGAGAATCATGCTGTTTTCACAGGGATGTAGATGTATTCGCTTTATGGCGAAGATTGGCTGATGTTAAAGTTGGTGACGCAAATCTGGAACCCCAAATATTTAGTCCAACCAAAGAATTGATGGATTATATTCTACTTAAACTAAAAAGGTCATTCCCTAATCTAGAGTTAGATTGGAGTGAAGAAACATGGAATCCTTGTTTAAAAATCAATAATTGTTCAACAAAAATCAGCATGGAAAAAATAGCCCTTGCTTACCAAGGGTTATTAAATATTGCAGAGGAATTAAACGCACAAGCAATAATATGCAATATTGTTACAAAAAAACTTAAAGAGTTATTCATTTAAGTGTAAGGCAAGCCTTGAGCAGTGGTTGCTCAAGGCTTGCCTTCTTATTATAGAAATAGAAAGGAATAGAATGGTAATGCAGAAAACAATAGATGATCTAGGTGCAGGTGCTTATTACATGATGCACAAATATGAAGCAATAGGTAAAAGAGGCAAAGCTATTATTTTTGAAATAGATGAAAAAGATTCAGAAGAATTTGACCGCCTTTATAGGAAATATCTTAATAGTGAATTTCATCGCTTTGATTCTTGTATAATGTCCTTGAAAAAACTGCCCCAAATTAACTAAATATTGGCATGAATAAGTGGGCAAAGATCAAGAACAAAATCTATCAGGAAAAAATACGAGAAGTTGAAGGATTATTCGTTGAAATTAACAACAATGCCAGTAATCTAAAAACTCCGCGTTCTAAGTGGTTGTTACCTTTAAACAACTGGACCAGCGACCAAATTAAGAACAATAACTCATTGAAGCTATCACTTCAAGAGTACGCCCATCTTAAAAAAATAGCCGAAAGTATAAAAACCAACTTAGAAGTGAATAATGGACAAGAGTTTACAATTATCAACGAATTCCAGAATGTCTTTATCAATGACTACTCAAAAATTCTAGAAACAAAAACCAACGATCTTAAGTTAGAAATCACAGCCGAATTAGTGGAAGAAAAACAGTTCCCCCTAGAGCTTTTCGTAGTTTGGTATGAAGAAGCTCACAAGCTCCCGCCAGAGCAATTTAATGAAGAACTAGGTGACTTTTGGGGGGACGTTTGGAGACATGCCGCAAAAGGTGCGGGGTATGGAGCTTTGGGTGGCACTGCTGCGGGTGGTCTTGGTGGAACATTCGCAGGGGCTGGTTTAGGTGGTTTAGCGGGTGGTCTATGGGGCGGCGCTTCAAACTTACTCAAAAAAGTATGGCAATACCGAAAAACCCAACGCAATTTTGAACAAACAAAACAAAAAGCATTAGAAGCTCTTAAGAATTTAAGAGATTTGTCTGATAATTTTGACATACACCCAAACTTTATAAAATCATTAGATACGATGATTGACCAATTGGGGACCACAAGAGCGTATCGCACAGCGGGATTAACACCTACAGACCATGAGGCTGTACCAGGAAAACAAGTTAATCCAATGGCGGCATCGCCAACAAGCACAGCACCAGAAGATTCGCTTGGAACAGCAGGAGTTCCTAAAGCTCCGTCACCTTCTACTCCAACTTCATCATCGGCAGCGACAGCTTCGCCTCCAGTTACACCAACTCCAGCGGCCCCAACACCAACTACCCCACCAGTTTCAGCTACCCCAGCAGCACCTGCGCCCGCGTCTGTACTAACCCCAAAACCGACGCCACCAGTGGCTCCAGTTACACCAACTGCCCCACCAATTTCAGCTACACCACCAGCAGCGCCCGTGCCTGTTGCACCACCAGTCAAACAAAAGAAGGAAGCAAATGTAGCAAAGGGGATAATGCTTCAAGGACGATTGGCTTTTAGTAACGGTAGAAAATTAGAGGATAACCCTTGGCTTAGACCTGAGAAATTGGATAAACCTAAAGCTGATATTTGGGCATACGGATATAACGCTGCAAAAGACAAAGCTGAAAAAGGTACTTCGATACCACCAGAGGCTGGACCACCTGAGACACCACCAGAAGCTGCTGCGCCACCCGCACCTACGGCACCTGCTAGAAAAAAATTTGATCGTGCGGAGGATATTTTGGATCACTATAAAGATGCTAGTGAAGAAGATTTGGCCAAATTAGGTACATTAGCACAATATATGTTTGGCACCGCACACGGAGAGAACGACAAGCCGCAGTTGAACAAAATACAAGATATGGACGTGGACACTTTTACTGATGCGTTTCATCAGTTGCGCGGCCCGCAGCACGTCCCAACAAATGAAGACGATGTAAAAGACATGGCAATTCTTGGCAGACAGTTTTTACAACAACTTACTGATAAAATATCAGGTGGAACAGGCACTCCAAAAGTAGATAAAATCGCTGGTACACCTGTAGTAAAAGAGCCAACTAAAGAAGAGAAACCGTTAAGTAAAGAAGAAGTTTTGGAAACCCTAAAGAAGAAGTTTGATTATCTTAGCCATTTAGCTTCACCTGATTTAAAAGTGTTCATTGCAAAACACGGTCTTAGTGATTTGGCAAAAGACGATAACGGCAACATAGCTGTTAGTGGTCCTGGCACCTCAAACCGTAAAGGATTTGTTAAAGAATTAGCAGTTAGGTTAAATCGGTCATTAGGTGGCCCTGAAGAACCGCCTTCACCAGAACTGGCAGAATTAAATCCAAAACCAGAAGCTCCAAAACCAGAAGCTCCAAAACCAGAAGCTCCAAAACCAGAAGCTCCAAAACCAGAAGCTCCACAGCCAGCGGCAGTAGCAGCAAAAGCACTAGAACCAGGCGAAACAGCACCACAAGCTAAAGAAGCACCACAAGAAAAAGCGCCAGCGGGAGAACCAGTTAGGGATTATAAAAAACACACAGATGAAGAACTTTTAAAGTTATCAACTTCAGAACTGAAAAAAATAGGCAGACATTTAGACTTGGATGTAGACATTCATCATGCTAGAAACAGAAGTGACCTTATTGATATCTTGGGGCAATTCTATGCTACGCCACATGCATCTGAAAGCGACAGAGTAAAAACTGCAAAATCAAAAGTTGAAAAATGGACAGCGAAAAATTTATTAAAAGGCAAACAAGAGTCCGCAATGGAAAAATACGGCAGAATAATTCATGAACGAAGACTTGCTACATTGCCAGTTGAAGAAAAGGTAACATATTTGAAGTCATTATTGAGAGCTTAATTGCCGTGATAACTGGTCAGCCAACGGACTGTTCCACTTTCTGATCGCATAAACACACTATTGGTAATAGGGCCAAATTCACTAAAGCGAACACCTTTTAGAAGGCTACCGTCCGTTATTCCAGTGGCCGCAAACACACAATGTCCTATCACCAATTCATCCTGATTGTAGATTTTATCATCTAGATATTTGCCATCTTTATCGCATAGCTGTACTTGAAAGCCGCCGCCTAAGCATTTCACAGCACATGCAGTCAAAACCGCTTCGGGTGCGCCACCCGCGCCATACAGCAAATCAATACCTCTATCTGGCAAACAAGCTGCTATAGCTCCACTAACGTCGCAGTCCTGTATCAACTTAATCCTGACACCCATTTGTCTCATCCTTGCTATCACTTCAATATGGCGTGGTCTATCCAAAATACAAACCATAATATCAGTCATTTTCTTGCCTGTGGCAAGTGCCAATAACTGTATTGTTCGTTCAATAGGATCGTTTATGTTTAATTGGACTGTTTTGGCAATGGAAGGTCCAAAAGCCAGTTTGTTCATATAGAACTCATGTGTCCGAAACATACTGTCGCCATCGGCTACAGCTATTGTGGACATGGCTTCAGGACCAGAAGTAACGGTTGGTCTTGTGCCTTCGATTGGATCAACCGCTATATCCAGAGCGGCACGGTCGTCATCGTCTCGATAAAACCCAACGTGTTCCCCACAATAAAGTCCATATGATTCATCTTTTTTACCTTCGCCAATAGCAATAGTCCCACGAAATTCCATTTTGTTTAATCGGCGTCTTATTGCTTCGGTGGCGGCTTTGTCTGCTTCTAATTTATCTCCACTGCCGATCCAATGAGAGGCGGCAATGGCACTATTCTCTGTCGATCTTACCAAATCTAAACCTAACAATTTCATTTCTTTTCCTCAGTAAAAGCCTGTTTCGCTTTCTTAGCAATTTCTGTTAAGGCAGCGGGATTAACAAATGGGGAGGCTTCTTGCATTTTCATCGGCGGAATAGCATTTTTTGTAGCCGTTAATGGTTTTTCCTTACGATATTCCTCAATGATTTTAGCATGTTCAGGGTTGTCTTCAAAGAGCATTTGCTCCTCAGTAATTGAAACAACATGTGGGAATAGTATGTAGCTGCGGCATTTGGTCATGGGATGAACCAACCAAATACCTTTGTCGTCAATACTTTCCACAAACCCCATAAAATAATCCATCATTGCTTCTTCCTTGAAACGAAAATTGATTTGGATTGTCGTGATTGTGCAAGCTTTACCTATGAAATACTTCAAATACTCTTTCATAAAATTAATATAGTACACTTCAAATACTCTTTCATAAAATTAATATAGTACATAAATAAGTTATTATGCCAGGACCAGATCATAAAGCATATGCGGGTTTCAGGGGTACGATTCGAGCAATGTTGACTCATCACCCCGACAAGTTTAGTAAAGAAGCTTGCAAGCATAAAATAAAAGGTAAACTTTGCCCTTATGCTATTGCTACCAAGGAAAAAAAAGAAGGTGATACAGCCCATTATAAGGAATTGCCACATACCACAAAAGGCGAGCCTAAAAAGAAACCAGAATTCAAGGATGAGTCTTTTGCTGCTTATGTTGAGCATCGGGACTTAATGGAAGCTAAGAAGAAAAAGAAAATGTCTATTAGTATGCTAAATGCAACTGGCGGGATGCCTTAAATGCCATTCAA